ATCCATGGAGGGGGTGTGATTTTTGAGACCCCCTCCCTATGCCTTTTAGGTCTACGGTGTGAGTTTTCTTGTCACTTTCATGTATATGTCAAGCGGATCATACTTGATAATCTCATCAATTGCCCTTTCAATCTCTACATCTTCTTCTTTTTCTGTTAAATCATCAGAAAGTTTTGCAATTCTCATTAATTTTCCACAAGAGTTGTAACCTTTTTCAGTGTCAAACAGAAACCAAGAAGTGAACTGTTCAAATGGATCATAAGGATTGTCGACAGTTGTTAACATGCATTCGTAATCCATAACTTGATTCTTTACTGAAACATCGTTGTTTGATGCTGTAACAGCTTCATTTGACATTGTTAATTCACTCCTTTCAAATACTTAGAAACTGTTGATGATGAAATGTTAAGTTTGCTAGCGATTTCAGACAATGTGTAAGTTGCACTCATTGATTTGATTCTATTAACTTGTGCTTTACTTAATGATGTTGTAGAGCGAGGAGTTGCTCTTTCTCTAAGATTGTCAATGTCTGTGTTATTGAGAATCTTCTTAAGTTGAGTTTCGCTAATAGCACCAGCTTGAATAGCTTCCCATTCTTTGTCTGTTATCTTTATAGACCTATCTCTTCTTGAAACAGAACCTACTTCTTGTCTGTATTTAGTCAATGCTCTTTGACTTATCTTCTTTATGTCGTCAGATTTCATAGTAGGATCAGCCTGTTTTTTAGCGTTTATTTCCACATTGGCCCTTCTCTGAGCTTCTCTTTCACGTGTGGTGTTCAATTCCGCTGTATTGAGCTTACTCATAAGAGAATCGACCTCTTTCTGATAGGTATGCTTAGCATTTGAATCATATTTTATTTTGCCAGTGGTCATCATCTCTTTACGGGCCTCATTAGCAAGCGATTTCATGCTACTGGCGTAGTCCGCATATAATAGCTCCATGGGGTGCTTAGCTTTTGATACCAGGGTGTACGGGTCATCAGTTTCTCCCATACGGGTACTCTTTTGGCCCCTTTTTCCTAGCTTATAGGTTATGCTTCCATCTTTGCTGGTGTAAACGACGTCGCCAGTCTTAGAATCAACCCCTTTGACAGGCGTATAGCGTTCACTGGCCGCCTTATCAGCCACGTTATAGGTCACTTTCTTACCATCCACGGTCTTTATAGTAACCTCACCGGTAGACTTATCATATTTACGCTCGGGGTAGTATAAATCGTCGGCTGTCTTATAGAGATATGCACCTTCAGGTTTACTAGGATCATAATAGCTTTTGCCCTTTATATTTATCTTTGGGCTACCCTGTCTTTTGTCGACTGTATATTCACCCTTACTTCTTGATATAAGAGTTGAGGCTCCGCCATAGCCAATAACATTTCCATCCTCATCATATTTGGGTTGGTATTTCTTTTTAAGAGCAGCTATATTATTCTCGATTTCGCTTCGCTTATAATCCAGCTTGTGTTTGCCAGCATCAATTACGACCATACTGTGTCTAACTGCGGCGGCTAACTCATTATCATCGGCACCAGCCAAAGTCATATCTGTAATAAGGTTTGAAATGACGCCCATCTGTTTCTGAGTATTGTCTTTGCCTGTTTTGGGGTCTTTCATATACTTCATTCCAGGAACTTCTGGATATTCCATTTTAGGATCAAAGCCTTCCAAACCTTTTAAAGGGGGCTTGCTTGTGATCTTCACTCTGCCTTTAGAATCGTGAGTCGGTATACACATGACTGTGTCGCCATCAAAGTCAGCACCAGACAGTCTTTCAGCAACCTTACTGTTTATACCAATAGCGTCAACCACATCGGTTCCTAAAAGTTTTCTAGCAGCCTGATGCTTGTTGTTAACTGTCAATATTGGTATTTCGAAAGTTCCGCCATGAGGATAACGAATAAGTGCCAGTTTGGTTCCGGGCTCATATCCGGGAGCATACACTTCGTTATCTTTAAGTGAGTTCACAGGAATGATTACATGATATTTCTGTCCTGGTAAGGCCGCTGCTTTTAAACTTACAGCTGCTGCATCGCAAGTATCAGCAAACTTTTGCAATAAATGCTTTTTGATAGTGGGATTGTTAAGAGAACATATTTCGTCATATTCAGCAAGTCTGTCTGCTTTGGCGATTCCGAGCTGTTTCTTAGCCATAGACAACGACTGCTTCGCTAAGAACTGAGCAGGCAATGCATCCTGCCAATCGTTCCAATCTCCTTCATCAGCTCTTTTGTTTATAAGGCCAAGCTTCTTTTTACCGGTCTTAGGATCGTCATACCAATACTGTCCACCTTGATCAGCGTCTTTTATCAACGAGCCAAACGGATTATCCGGGTCCTTCTTGATGTCTTTAAGGACGTCCAACTTTGCAACCGACTTGGTTTTATTGGTATTGAACACAACGTCAACACCATCCGGCATATCATCCGAATAAACAGCCATTCCTTTTATGTACTTTTTGCCGTCTACCATTATACGAACCTGGGAATACCTAGACTCGCCCAATGACAGATCAGGAACGCCTCTTCTGAGTTCGACGATACCATCTTTCTCGATACCGCCATCTTCCTTGTAGCGAATCATAAGTCGTTTAGAATCAAGGCTTTCGGGATATGTGAACTTTTTCTCGTAAGTTTTACCATTGTCACGAGAAATATAATCGTTAATGGTGTGAATTCTACTGAGATCATATATCTCGTTATGCTTTGTGCCAGGTGGGCACAGAACAAGCTGCGTTGTCTTTTGATTTGGGTTTGTTACCTGGTCCATTCGGCCGCCATATACTTCATAACCATCGCCTCTTAGCTTATACAAAGCCTGGTCGAGTCTGGTTCTAGAAATATTAAGCTCTCTTTCGACGCCAGCACCAATATCGATCATTCCTTTTTCATCTACTTTAGACTTAAGGAAATCGGCGGTCTCTGCTGCCTGCTTCATACGAGCTTCAGAATTGGGGTTGAGCCAAGAACGAACCGTTGACTCATTAACCCCCATCGCTCTACCGATCTCGCTTACACTCTTGCCATCTGAGACCATGGATTTGGCCTTCTCAACGTTGTATAAACGTCTTTCATAGTTACACCAAGACTTTTCATTTCGATAATCTTCGAGAGTAACAGTCTCGCCAAACTCTTTTTTAATGTTCTCAGCGGTTTCGGTCCAGCCATTTTTCTTTAACTCTTCGACTCTGCTTAAGAAATCGGTTGTTCCACGTTGATAAGGTTCGTCACCAGAACCCCAAGGGTAGCGCCCGGAACGCCTAGGCATGCCATAATGTTCTAACGCATCTCCTTCTTCTGCTGTTCCTAAATATGACAGCATCTCTTCCACTACGGGATTCATGGTATCAGACCTCCTCATCTAACTTTTCTAACAATTTGTTTAAATGGACTATTTTATCCATAATTGGAAGAATGTCTTCCGCTGTTGGATTGTGATACAGAATTTCATCGTTCTGATAGATTCTTAATTCCATATCAATGTCACCAGGCTTAACTTTGTACTCCAAACAAAAAAGAGCAGCATATACTTCAAGCTGCTCAATGTGCGCTGGGAGTTTTCCGGTTTTTAAATCGTGGATTCTTAAAAGCCCGTTTCTAAAAGATATGGCATCAGCTGTGCCGAAGAATCTTTCAGAATAAAATAAAACAACCTCAGTATCCATCTTGAAACCTATCGCATCGTTTACGTACGAATAAATAGTTTTCTTGGATCGAGGTTGTTTAAGACCTAAGTCGATTGTCTTCTTTGCCCACTCGTGAAGACGCGTTCCCATTTCGGACGCTTTCTTGTTTGTATAAACGTCAAGCGCCTTTTCATCATCGTACCTGAGCCAACTTGCCTGGCTGGGACTAAACGGAGCATGCAGCCCCTCAAGATTTAAATGTCGATTGAAGATCACGTAATACTTCCTCCTTATTCTCCGGACAAATGAATCTAGAGAATGACATCTCATCCATACGTCCGACATAGTATTCTTGATTTGGCTGTCTTTTAGCTCTCGCGTTCTTTTTGCATTCTAAAGAGGCCCACTTATCTTCGTACAAAACTAAAAGATCAGGTATGCCCTGAACCTGGTCCATCTTGAATGTCATACAGCCTGGAAACAGTTTCTTTAAATCTTTTATAAGACCATCCTGAAACCCACTTTCCAATCTTGAACTTCTAGCCATAAGCGGCCTCCTTTCTTTTTCTAAAATTAAAAGAGTAACAAACACTAAAATTTTTAGTGAAAATTACTCTTCTTCTCATAAAAGGGGCTGTTTTTTTCGCGAATTTTTAAAAGAGCCAAAAATATGTTTTAAGACAAACAGAAGAGGACCGGTTGTTAACCAGCCCTCCTCATTTGTAAAATATAAATTTATTCGATAGTGTCTCCGAACTCTATAAGCTCGTCAGTTGTGCAGTCTAATGCGTACGCCAAATTTACAACAGCCTTTATACTTGGCATCTGCTTCTTGTTGATATACTTGCTTATGGTGGACTGAGTCAAACCAGTTTCATTTGCAAGTTGCTCCTGTGTGTAGCCTTTCTCGTCCATAATATCGATCAGGTTATCTCCGAAGATACTGATCCATTCCATTTCGGACATGGTTAAACTCCTTTCTGCATAAAATATTCGCAGACGAATATACCCCAATTAGTTATATATATTTTTTAATTTTTCTTTATAATAATAGGGGTGTATTCGTGTAAGAATAATTTCTTCAAAAATGGCCAAAAATAGCCCAAAAACGGCCTTTTTTAGCCAAAAATATTCGTATTGGAATAAAAAATATTCGTATTGGAATACACCTATTTTTTAGCAATTAAAATTTCATCTCAAAAATTGCACCAAAAATTTAGTATTCGTGTACGAATATTCCAAAACGAATAAATCTCACTCCCAAATCTTGCCTGTACGCAGGTCTTTAACGACAATTTTGCTCTCCAAAGAGTAGCCAGCAAGCTCGCAAATACGAAGTAAAGCGCCTATAAGTTTGCGATGACGCTCTTTCTCTTTTGCATAATCCGCATTCTTGATTCCGTTGTAAGCTGTCAAATCAGTGTAGCCAGAAGCATTTCGCTTCATTTCATAATCGGTCATGTCCTATTACTCCTTCGTAGCCCATTCTTCAATGTCGATACCAGCATCCTTCAATTTCTTAGTGCATAACCATATCTGATCAGAATCATCAAGATCATATCGGTTTATCAAACCATCTATCGAAGTCGCATAAATATCATAAAATCGTTTGAGCCTCGTTTTTCCAAATCCAAATTCAGTATGTAGAACCCACAGAACCATAGCTGACAATTCCTTAGCGTGATTCTTGTCATACTCAGCAAGTTGATTCTGGATCTCTCTTTCAATGGCTTTCTTTTCATTCAGCGAAAACGAAGCTCCGTAAACCTTTCCACGATTTTTCTTTACATGCATAAATATCAGTCTCCCAAGTCGTGATTTTCATCCTCTGCAAGGGTCTCTTTATCGTCCTTAAAAAGACGTTCGTCTATAACCATAAGCGTTAACGCCGCGGCCATCACAAGTGCAAACAGCACAATGCTGCTAGTCAGATACAAAACAAAATGGCCCAGCGGAATTAGCGCCAGGCCAACGATCTTCAGTATGTCGAAAATATCAATCTTCATTCGAGTCGCTCACCTTTCCAGTAATAATCTCTGAATATGGCAAAGTCTCAATCCACTTACAGAGTTCCCGCCACTCATCGAGCTTATGGTCCTTACGCCATTCGTAAATATTTGACAGGACCTCGTAGTTAAGCATAAGTGTTCGTCTTTGATTATATGTGCTTGGAAGAAGCTGAATCATCTGCCACCAAGAGTCCTTATCTTTCGGTGGTATTGCAGGGCAGCCGCTTTCGGCAGGATATCCGTTTATATAGATATCTCTCCAGAAGTTAAGTTCATTTATAGTCCCTTGTAAATGTTTTATAGATCGAGGCTTCAAATGCTCATGTGAAAAGTCGTCTATCGTAAACATTTTATCCGTGATCTTATGCATCGTTGAGCAAGAGTTCGCAACAGTGCCGACCTTGTACGTATCGAATTCCTTCCACCAATATAAAGGCGCAGTGATATCAACATACACAGTTATCATACGTCTGTACTTAGCGTGCACAGGACCGCCATTGCAAAGACGAGTCATGAGGTCGTAATCGTTAGGTCCCATTTCGAAAAATGTTTCTGTATCAGATACAGTTCCATTATAAGGACCACTATTGCCGCAAATATCATGGTATTCACCATCTTCAACAAAGACACTATCACTCTTCTCCCAAGAGTTCATAGGGTTTCTCATGCCTCTTATAGCAGCTTCCCAACCCATCACTTCAGTGTTTTCAATTTTTATCATTGTTTTTCCTCCTCCATCGTTTTGCTTATGCATTTGTATATATCAGCACACTTATCACGATCCTTACAAGCAATACAGGTATCACCATGAAATATTGTATCTTTTACCGTTTTTCCAGATATCGCGTCATAACCAGTCATTGTTTCCATTTCAGGCCTTGATACAACCTCAGGAACAAACATAGGGCAGTTTTGGCAATATTTGGCAACTTCGAGTTTAATCATTTGATTTATCCTCCAAAAAATTCTTTTAAATCAAACCACTTTCCAGACAGTATGTTACCTATCTTTGTTACAGTGGAGCCCCATCCATTATCTTCAAATCTGATGTACTTGCCAGGAAGGTCCTCCCATTTTTCAACACCAACAACTTCTAAGACTTTAGATATCGCCTCCATAGACTTAGCGCGGAAAACTCTTTTGTTGTGCACTTTATCATGTTCGTCTAAGGCGTACCCGCCAACACCACAGCAAAGGCCATCATCAAAACGTATGTATAACACAAAGGTCATGATGCCGTGGTCCTCTCTGCCAAGCATGGTCGATTCAATAATTGCGTTTTTAATCAACGACATACCCTCCCCATTTCAAACCGATGTCGATAGTATCTAGAGAAACCTTATACTCGACATTATGCTTCTCAGACAGTTCCTTTGCTGTTTCGATAAGTCTATCTATATCGATGCAAAATCTTCCACACGTAGCCTCTTCAGCAGATGCTGGGCAGTAATCGAGATTTGCGCATACTTTGCATCTTATGTTCATTACTCGTTCTCCTTTATAAAATAACCTAAATCTTGTTCGTTCTCGCTGACGGACGCAAGGGTTTCTCAATAACCCTCACCGAAAACATCTGCTAATACTTTTTCACAAATATCTTCTGAATTGACCGTCTGCTGTTTGATTCTAATCATTTGTTTCCTCCTTAAAAGTAAGAGCCCATGCTTATAACAAGGCTCTTGTTTAAAGTTCATACCTTTTTAATGTTGGCTATCACTGCCTCAGGCCAGATTTCTTTTTCTCTAGACCACCATTCGAAAAACTCATCCAAAGTTTCGAAGATGAATAGAGACTCATCGCCTGGTCTTTTAACAATAATTTCAAACATAAAATCACTTCCTTTCATAAAGGAATGTGTTTATTTCGCGTCATTAGTGTTAGAAGTTTCCTCCTCACGAAAAGCCTTTATAGAATTATAAAGAAGCTCAAGTTCCTCGAAAGATATAAAACCAATTAGAGCGCTCTCGTGGCGATACTTATCGGTATCTATCTCTTTGTATCGGGTAAGCATAACCGAAATTTCTTTAGCTGTTCCGATGTCTCTACGGTTAGCACCAACACAAATATCAGTGGCGTATGTACCGCTTCCACGTCGGTCAACGAAAACGTCTAACTTTTCATAAGACGCTCCTCTACCGAAATCAGTGTCGGTAGACCACTTGAATTTTCTTCTAAGCTTAGCCTGAAGATTCTTTCTGATTTTTGACATGCTCATGTTAATCCTCCTGTTCCTGCCATGCTTCTTCGTATTTCGTTAAAAAATCGTGCTCCATATCAACAAATCTGATTTCGCTGACCTCGAAACGTCTAACTTCATTGGCAAGCTCGACAATAGCATACATATGGTTGAATCCGCTTGTAGAATACTGTTCCCATTCATGAAAAAAGCCAATCATACCGTCATAAGGGCTGTTAGGCTCGTTTATCATACAAAGTCTTCGTTCGTGCTCGACTTTAATAACCATGTCTTTATTCATTCTCTTTCTCCTCCTTCTTACCGAACCCATACTTCTCGACGATCTCATGGCAAATATCACACGTCGCCAAAAGATAAGAAGCAAAGGCAAAGCGATCCTCTGGAGAAAGCTTGCCAAGGTTCTCTATGACCATATTTACATCTCCTGTCTTATCCGACATAGAGATCAGAGCAATTCCTGCAAGAAAATCGTAAGAGCGGTCTTCCATCTCTTTCTTAACGGCTTTCTGATTAAGACACGCGTCCGTAATCCTTTTAAGCTCGTTCTCATCAAAATTAATATCCACGTTTTTCTCCTTTCAAAAAAGACATTTAAATATCCTCAGGATCTCTGTTAATAGACCTGTCGACTTCAAAAATGCCGTTCGGGTATCTCTTATGTAATTTTAGAAGATTGCCTCTCATAACATCTTCTAAGTCGAATCCAAAGGCAGCGCATGCCTCGGCAAGGAACCAGGCAACATCGCCAAGCTCTTTCTTCATATGTTCCGGATCATACGGATGACCATTGAACATTTTCTGCATTATACCAGCAGCCTCTCCAGCTTCTGCGCAAAGACCGTATATGGCATGCTGCTTCATAGATTCCTTATCTGCATATCGTATGCTTCTGTAAACCATAGCGAGTGACTGATACTCGTTTGGTGTAAATGTTTCAGGTATCATAAATATCAAACCTCCTTAATAGTTTTTCTTTAGACCGTGTTCTTTGTGATATCGAGTTACAGAAGCTATCTTTTGAGCCATGTAATCATACTCAGCTTTTCGTTTCTTATACGCTTCTGCTTTCTCTTTATCGTGCTTAGCCTTCGCTGTTTGATAAATATCACAATGATCGTGACATCCTGGGCGTCGTTTAGGCGGAACACAATCTTTACAGCACTGTATCATTTGCTTTCCTCCAGTAATTTGACGATATCTGTGTATACCTCGTCTACCGTTGTTGGGAACGCAGTAAAATGAACCATGCTCTTTTTTCTCGGTAATCGAACCATAACTGAATAAGAATTCGAATATGAGTTGTACACATATGCGATATCGCAATCGTACTTCGCACTAAGTGCAAGAATTCTGTCAATGCTCCAAATCTGCATTGATTTTATCCTCCTTACCATTTAACAAATCTTGACTCTTGGAATTGCCGCTTACCTTTTAAAGCGTTACTTATCGCAAGGTCAATACCGCTTCGACTTTTCAAGTGGTAATAATATAGATCCTTGAATGGTGTGTTGAGCCTGTCGATACGACCTGCAGACTGGCACATGATTTTGTAAGAATAATTTTGAGAATAGAAGACAATGGTGTCAGTCGTGATACAATTCCAACCTTCGGCCCCAGCGGTGTATTGAACAAGGTAAACCCACTTCTCGCCATCAGGAACCGGTTCGTGGCGATGTCCGTTCCATTCTGCCACTTTGACGTTATCTCCATAATAAAGTCCTTTCAAAATATCAAGCTCGTAGTCAAAGTTATAGAAGACAATCATCTTAGGATGCTTCTCAAATAACTCCAATAGAGCAACTTGCCTGGATTCGTCCGTATTCACGATTTTGCGCCAAATATAACACAAGCCGGAAGCATTAGTGATAGGCTCGTCCTTAAACGGATCCCATCTAAGTCTTCCGACATCTTTGTATTTCGGTATGTCATACGTAACATACACGTCTTCATGGTGCGCAACAGTTTTTCGTTCGAAATCCATATCGACTAGGATTTGATTTCGCAGTCGTATAAGACGGCCCGTGTTCAAGTATCGGTCAATCTTTGGGTATTTGTTGTTGACCCATGAGTAAACGATATGCTCCCTTCCAAATTCGGTTTTGTTTTTGTAAAAACCATTAGCGATGAACACCGGAATATAATCCTGCCAGGTGTCTCCAGGTGTTGCAGATAACAAAATCCAATTATTAGACTTTGCTATCTTTAGGAAAGACTTGGTCCATGCTCCGTACCCGACCACACGCTGCTCATCAAATATAAAAAACGCTCCAGTGACGTCTTTATACTTTTGGATATTGTTCCAACTATCTATCATAATCTTATTTCCATTGAGTTTGTTTCTCTCTGGATCGGTAGAAAGAAGAAAATGAACTAGTTCGTCCTCCCATTCGAATGTGTCTCGCTTTCTAGCAGTTGTGATTATATAAAGATCTTTGGGGTGCTCTCTCATCGGGGAATATGGGTCGAGGCTGCCTCCTTCTTGAGTGAAGTAATAAGCTAGAGATGTTCTAGACTTACCTGATCCAACTCCGCCGACAAGAATGCATCCATTTTTCATGTTTTTAACAGCTTCTAGTTGGTAATCTCGTAATTTCGTGGACATTCAAATATCACCTGTGGCGCTTTTTTGGTTTTGAGCGGTACATGTCTTTTAAAATATCAACAGCCTTTGGCTGCTCGGGGAGCCAGGTCTTGAAGGTTTCGTAGTAATTACCTCTGTTACCCAAAGCCTTCTTAGCGATAGCCATAGCGAGTCCCTTCTCTGGATCGAATGACTCGCAATCGCATTTAACAACCGTTTTAGAGCCATCCTCCCAAATAACAATAGTGGCCGGATCGTTGAATATCACCTTTACGATGCCGGGTAATAGCAACGTATTAGAGCATCCATACATGGCGTTTATGCAATTCCTTGCAGCTTCACGAGTTATGGCAATATCGTTCTCGCAATAACGATCAAGTGCATCTAACTCGCGCGAATTGATGGCACCGGTCTTCCATTTGGAATAGTTAACATAAGTGCTCATTTGTATTTACCTCCTTAATCATTCTTGTCTGTCCAGTTAACGGGCTTGTGTGAACATAAATTCACAGGCGTATCGAGACACTCATTGCAAGGGTCTTTATACTCCTCTTTTTTATAGTATTTGCAAGTCTTGCAATACTGGTCGAAATAAACTTCTTTGTAAGTGTCGTCCATAATCTTACTCTCCTTAAAATATAAAAGAGCCCATCCGTAGACAGGCTCTAAGCTTTTAACTCTGCCTTAAATACCTGATTAGCAGCCAGATTAACCATAAGCCACCTGTTACCAACACTAAGACAAAGTCCAGTATCAATCCGAACATGCTACGCTTTTTCATAAGTCATTCTCCTTTCACTTCGATAATGACAGAGCCTTCTAAATATTCGCCATCAGCACGAATAGGCAAGACAATACCAATCCCTAAATCATTTTCGATAGTGATTGGTCTGTTCTTACCATTGAAATACACATCGATTTCTTTGCCCTCATCGATTACACCGTAAGTAATGTCGACCAAGGCGATTCTAAAATATGAATCATTGTAATTCATAAGATAGTTGTTATTGTGAATTGCGTTCTTTGCGTACTTGTACCCTTTGCTCTTTGCTTCTGCCAGAACTTTGTTAAAGTCAACCTTATAAAGGTCTCCATTACGAGCAACCAATCTTGTAACGTCTGGATATCTATCCTGTTCGTCACACATCGGAATCTCTCCACACGACTCTTTTGTTAGTACAAGAGAATATGAGTTAGTGAAAGAGTTATACTTTTCGCCCTCAAATTCCACTTCACAAGGTTTTGTGAGAATCGGTCTTGACTCGCTAATGGTCTTTAAATATCTTTTCATAGCAGCATAACGTTTCTTAGCATTTGGATTACTCTTTAATGAATTTGCATAAATCTCATCTTGCAATAAACATTTCAATTCTTCTGTTTGTCCTTTACCAAGCATCTCCAAAATTTTAGAATTTTGCACGAGGTGACAACTCCTTAGTTGTTATTTTATTTATAATTCGAATGGAACCTGTTCAACGTCTCCGCCCTGTACAGTTACAGACTGCATAAGCTTTCCAGTTTCTTCGTCATAAAACAGAGTGTCCAGTAGATGATCAATGTCTTCCTGAATCTCTGGTTCCGTCATTCTCATGACCTCATACTGCTCAAGTCCGACCTGAGTTCTGAGTTTCTGTATCACAGTAGCCGACCAGCGTCTGAATTTGCGAGCTTCCAATCGTTTACTAGCGAACAATGCTTCATAAATACCGATCTCGTTTACAGCGAGCATCCAACGGGTTTTATTTTCGCCTCTTGATCTATCCACCTTTGAAGGGTGGTCAGATACAAAACCATTTAACCTGTAGTCAGAGGTTTCAACACAAACTCTGTTCAGCATATCCGGATCAAGGCGACTAGCAACCTTATCTGTTCTCAATGCCAAAGCATCACAAATATCCTTAAGGATTGCGTACCATTCTCCGTTAACCTCTACAAAGCGAATGTCATATCCATTCCAATTTTCAACTTTCATTTAAGCTCCTTTCATTCAATTAGCTTAATATCAGTCAATACATAATCCCAGCTAGTTCCAAAGTGAGATATGCCCCAAATATAAACGTTAAGTCTCTCACTATAGAACACTAGCTCATCCGTATTCTCTGCCAAGAATTCGTATCCTTGCTCTGAGATAACGTAATCCTGATAAATCTCCGATTCGCCTAAATCACCAGCCACAATCTCCCAATCTTCCATAGTTTCTGCACGAAGATAATTGTTTAAAATACAAGGCCCAACAATATTGGATAGAGCAAGATAATCCAAATATCCATTCTCTAATCCGTAGTCAGACACTTCTATTCCATAAACTTTGTTTCCGTACAATTTCATGGTTCTTTCCATGATGAATCACTCCTAAGTTGGTTTTTCCAATGGCTTAGTGACTTTGAAAATATAAAAGCAAAAGAGCCTCAACCGTTTTATTGGTCAAGGCTCTTAAACTTTAGAATAATGTGATTTTCGGAACGTTTTCACAGTCTTCGAATATCAGCAATTCGACTCTTTCGTATCCATCAATGTTCAAAATGATTCGATCATGGATATAGTCCTGATTCCCAACCAACTGGTTGTGTATGGACTGTCCGATTTCCATTTTTTCATCGTTGGTGGAAGTTTCGATTGCGATATGGTATTTAACCTTTTCATTCATTCCTAATCGCCTCCTCATAAATGAGCTTGTTTTCTGCGCGAACAAAAGCAAAAGAGCCCAACCATTTCACTGGTCAAGGCTCTTAAACTTTATTTGTGATTCTTTTCAAAAGCTTCAGCTCTTTTGATACGTGCGCTCCAAATATCACTTTTGATAGTTGCTTCTTTGTACCAGTCGAGTGTTCGTCTTTTCATAGTGAACCAACTCCTTTCATTATAGGAGTCGTTCGTTTCGCGATTTAGAACGGTGCAGGTCCGTCTTCAGCATACATTTCAGCAAAGCGGTCTACTTTCTGAACCACGTTGAGAGACTGCAAATATGCCGTACGTCCGCTCTTTTCGTTAGGTGTTCCTTCCTGGATTGTCCAGTCATAAGGACGAATGTCCATATCGGTGCTTAAGATGTCAACATTGTCCAAAATATCAACAGTGTTTTCATCGATACGTCTTGCCGCTTTGCCTGATCTGAGATATACACTCGGTCCACGTTCATTGAACTTCATCTTCACAGGAAGATACATAAACGGATCGTCGCCGTCCTCGCGCGGAGGCTTAATCTTGACATTCCAACCCTCCGCGATAAGCGCATCCGCCTGCTCCTGTGTTTCGATTACCACCGCAAAATTACGGTCGCCCTCGCGATTGAATTTGGAAGGTGCTCCAGAAAAATTGCGATAAACAATTCTCGCATCATCGATCTGTAAAATACCTCTGGGTGCAAATGTGATTTCCATAAGTTTTATCTCCTTTTAATTAAAATGGTTTGCAATACTGTGATAGCAGTTCGTCAGGAATATCATAGCCCTTGCTGCAATCTAAGTGATATGCATCGTTGTTAAACTGATCGCAAGTGCGACAGTCTCCGTGTTTCTTTCCGCAAGGCAAAATATCAAACGGAGCCATTACCGCTTCAATATACGCCTGCGGGTTTCCCACATATGGGGAATTCTCTGCAGGATCGTCCGAAACGAACCATTCGAAATCCCCATACTTGGAAATCGTTTCAACCGCTTTATCGACAAGAGTGTCGTAATAGGAGCGGTCAATATCCTTAAATTTATCAAGCTCCTTAACCATCTCTGATTCGAGCCAGCGATAACCTTTGGCACCAGTAGCGGATGAGTATTTGACGTTGCCATCCTTATCTTTTCCTTCACGAAGGAGCTCACCTCCGCCGCAACCAGGCTTTATCGGACAGAATAAGCCAACCTTACCGATGAATATATAATTGTGTTCACCCTCAGGCAGACCCTCATTTCTATCCAAATATAAAGCCGAGCTTACGGACTTCGTTTCGCACATATCTGCAAACTCGATGCTCTCTTTACTAAAGAGCTTCTTGAATACATATGGCACCTGGAATTGTGTGCCTGTCGCAGTCCATTCTCCGGCGTGCTTACCATCCTTATACTTGGCAATATAAACCGCATCGTTTACAAGACACATACGTTCATACGTAGCCTCATGCTCAAATATATAACCGAACTCTTTACCATAATCCATGACAAACTGAATGATCTCAGGTGTCGCATTAGGTATCTTGATAGAATCCGTCTTAATATGAGCAACTGTGAAGCCACGCTTCTGCACTTCGTACATAAGGTTAACCATGAACAAAGCGCCACGCTTAGCGACAATATTATCTTTGTTGCGAGGATCTCTAAACGCGTTTTCGAATGCTGCTGCCGTAAGACCGTAAACTGAATTAATGACGATCTTCAGAGCCTGCGCTAAATCGGCAGCTACATTTTCATCATCAAAATATTTAGACAATGAACCGTTAAGCATCGTCCTAGCTTTATCAAAGTCTTTGTGTTTAATTGCCACACGAGTATCTCTGATTTCTTTGAATCGCTTTGTGTACTCGGGCCCGAATAACACTTCCGCAATTACACTGGACGGATGCATCGACGCAACGTCAAGCAAAGCAAGCAGCACATACATGCCAGGCTCGGCTATTACACATCCACCTTCTCCAACTTCGATTCCTCGGTAAGTCGATTTGCCATTTTCAAATTTATAGCCAGGGAAGAACGGCATGATGCTGTATCCTTCAGGGAGCTCCATACCCTTCTCATAGGTTTTAAATATAGGCTGACCGTCGGCATCGAATATACGGAAGTCCGTTTTGTCATAAAGCATGACCATCTCATCGTACTGTTCTGGGGGAACCGGCTTTGACAGATCTCGATAGTTGAATTTGTCTTGCGGTTTACGGTTGTTACCGAATATAATTCTCGTAGATAACGAGTTTGTGGTATCGTTAACCGTCATGCCAGCAACCTCAGCCAGAATCTGTCTCGCTGTCCAGTCGCCCTTTAAGTGATGGAACACTGCCTCCGTCGCAATAACATCGTTGTCACAATATTCTGCAACTTTATTCCACATTTCTTCAGGTACAGGCTGATCCCAAGGCAAACCAAGCTCCTGATGGTGTATACCAAGCTCAATCTCCCATTTCTTAAGAGATTGTTTCTTTGCGGCAAAGTCGTAAACATCCGTATATGAAACGTTATACGCTTCCCCGAAGAAAGCATTTTTACCACCGCTTACAATTTTCTGTGATAGATTGTACAGCTGCTCATTTGTGTAACCCATCAGTCGAGCATACAAAATATGATTATCGTATCTGCGGCAGTTAAAGCCTACGAGTCTGAACCGCATGAGCTCCTCGATATCTGAGGGACTTGGGTTTATCATTCTGATAACCGGTTTTTCTTCTCCTTCGGCCTTCCAGTTTACGAGAAACAGATTCGGGAAGACCTCAACATCATAAAATATAAGCTCTGAGTTGTCGTTATTGACGGAAATAGATGGCTCTTCTGATTTGAAGTGCATCTTTTTTACGAGTTTAATGCAATAGTCGGACTGATTCGTGCTATTTAAGGCAAACGCCAGCACCGCATTGTACATATCGCTGACATCGTAATTAAGGTTGCTGTTATACGCATCTTCTAATATCTTATAGATAAAGTCGATGCTCGGTTTAGTAGCAGGATGAATCTCCTTATTGAGGTTGCGCTTTATCGATGTCCTGAGCGCTTTTTCGTTCTTCACCCCGTCAAAATTTATCAATTTTTCTTCTCCTTTCAGCGGAAGACCAGAACTTATCGTGGCTATGGGTAATCCGTTGCACTTCGTTAATTTTCTTCGAAGTGAACTGTTTCCGTTAAACACTTTAACTTCTATGTGGTCGTCGTAGACCCGGCTAAGCCTTGATATATCGCCGGTATAAATATAATGAAGATGAATTCCCTGCCCACTTTTGCTAAGTTCAGCATATGTAGCTGGCCATTTACTAGCCTCTTCTACATTCCTCTCAAAGCACTTTTCGCCCTGTTCATTGGGAATATCAAAATCAATCACTATGTGATTTTCAGGAACTTTCACATAGTGTATCTGGGAAGTATCCAAATCAGATAATTTGGTTGTGACATCACTCCATTTTTTAGATGGGGTTTCTTTTGAAGTTGCGTATTGAGCAGGGCAATCGGCGCATGCCTTATCGAATATAGATTCCGTCTTATCGAATTCTATGAGTTTAGGTTTATGCGTTTCTTTTTTACTGTTATCGCCCGTTTCAAATTTATCAGTTCTGAATCCGCTGTAATAACTACGAACCTTAGAACCATCATCAAGATCGAATTTATCACTGAAATCCCAGAAATAGTTTTTAAGCTCCTCTTTAAACGCTCTCTGCGAGAATGGATATGGTACTTTAGCCTCGTCGCAATACTCCTGATACATTGCCCAAGCTGCTTTCAACGTTGTTCCGTCTTCTTTCTTGAACACATGATACGAATCTATAATAAAGTTATAGAAATCGTTAGATGCGCCAAGCATCGAGAATGGAACGTAATCGTCATATCTGCCAGGATCGCTTGTGTACACGTTTAGGCAATGCGAAGCGATAGAACCCAATTCAAAACCAACCTGCTTAATGACAGTTTTGTATTCTTTAGGGTTCAGTTTATTGCCTGATGGAGACACGTCGATCAATCTTCGAATAAGACCGGACTTTGCATCGGTGATCTTTACCGGCTTATTAGTACCCATAAATAGAAAGCACTTGAAACGACTAGCGTACGTAGACTTAAACTTTTCGTTTACAGTCATTAGCTCGTGTGAAACAAGACTGTTCAATCTAGTGTTATCCTCTATTTTTGATAAGTCGCCATCATGCTGGATAGCAACGAGAGGATTGGATTTAAAAGCCTCTAATGCAAACGAATTGCTGGTCGACCCTAGCGCTTTTGCGTCGAATACCGAATAATATCCCTCAAAGAGCTGCTGTATGATGTTCAGTATGGTAGATTTACCAGTTCCTGCAGCACCATATAGCACCATAAACTTCTGTATCTTTTTAGAATCTCCAGATACTATAGAGCCAATAGCCCATTCAATTTTATGCCGCTCTTCTTCAGAATATAAAGTCGATATAAGCTTTTCATATGCCGGAGTCTCGCCAGATTCGAGAGGGTAGCTAAGCTTTTTGCTAGCGTAGTCTTTCTTATTAGTCTCTGTGTTAGAGAATATAAGTTTTTCATCCAGCGTATTGAATGCATCTCTCATTTGTTTCTGACAATACTTGTGCCAGCAATCGATCATTCCAGACTCGGCGTCCCACAAATGCAAAACTCGAACTTTGTCCTCGAATTGATTCTTATGTTCTTCGGCATAGTCATCAAGAGCCTTATCTATCATATCAATAGCGTCGTTTTCATCCGTGGACCATAACCCGCGTTCTTCGACCCATACTGCATAGAAATCGCCACCTCGAATCATAAGATCGGAGCTTCTCTTAACAATAAATTTAGGATAGATCTCTATCACGCCGCGTTTTCCGCTGCGCGTTGAAATCATGAAAAAGTCAAGCATTGCATTCTTATTCTCCCTTCGAGTTCTTCAGCTCCTTTATTTCATCACTAAGCTTTTTAATTTTTTCATCCTGGGCCTTGAGATTCTTATTCATGATGATCGTACTTACCATACATGCAATCGTTCCTGCAGAAATAAGTACAACGTTCTTGTTTAACTTCTCGTAAACACGGCCTAAGCGAAATATCATATCGCATGTACTCATTTTTTAATTCCTCCTTTCACCATACTTTTCATAAATGACTCAACCGTCTCCAATCTCCAATCCAGTTCGCTATTGAATGTAAAAACGACTTCTTTTCGATTATTTAATCGCACTCGAATACTGTTCTTGCCATTCGGAAACCACATTTCTGATACCTCAGCAAACTTTGGACAATAGAATTTGAATTTATCGAACACTTCTCTTTGTAACATTACTAACCTCCAAGAATTACGCGATGCTGTCTAAGTACCAACACTGTTGATACCAAATCTCAACATCTCGCAAGTCATATTCGCAGTTTCTAATTGTGAATAGACCACCTTTTCCGTTTGGCTCGTACTCTCTGCTGAGAAACCTTTCGACGACATCATGGACTAAGTGGCGATCGAAGCGCTCATCGACCATCGATCCTAATCCAAGGCTAGTAATCATTCGCCAGAACCATTGAGCTGTTCTATCTCCTAAACTAGGATCATCCATTATTTCCTCTTCGCATCGAATAGCTAAAGCAACCATCATCTCCAGTACACTGCAGGGGCCGCTTAACATATTCGTAATTGCTAGATACGAGTGCTCATAACCACATGCGAGTGAAAACCGATATCGTAAGTTCTCTCCATCCTTTGCTCTGTTTTCGTCTCTCGGTATTAAATAAGTGAATTCCGTATCATGCAGATACATCAGCAATTTTCTAAAAGAAATCACATGCTGATATCGCCGTCCGCAAATGATGTCATAAATCCACTCAAAGTATTCATTTCTTATATCATCTCTCGTCATTCATCCTCCTCAGGATGTGCGTTCTTATTTACGACGTCAGAGAAGTTTCGTGTGTCGCGTAGGATCTCATAGTCTGTTTCAAGTTCGTCGTTTCTGACAAATACCGAATCATCTTCGTATTCACCGAAATGATTTGCGAAATCTTCTCCGACCGTATTCTCCACATCCTTGATAACCTTGTCCCAATCATCTGCTAGAACTCCGTCGGCATAATAATTGAGACTGATTACTGTATAGTCTTCCTCGCCGAACTCTTCTGGAGGGATTACACGAGGCTTATTCACATTAGATTCCTCCTTTTTAACATTATTTGAATCTGAGTAATTGACATAGCCAGAATCTTTAACCATGGCCGCATACTCTTTTACGCTAGGCTTTCCATTTGCGACTTTAGGTTGCGCAGGTTCCGCCTCTTCGGTTTCCTCTTCTCCATTTGCAGACTCTGAATGTATTCTAGCGAACACCTCTTTAACTGAGTCTATTTCTTCCTGAGCAATATGCTCGTACTTAGTCTTGAGTAGCTTATATGTTACCGCAGAGCCAATAATGGCTCCAACGGTAAATATAACGGCGCTAGTCAATAAGTCTTTCATACTCATCGTCCTCCGTTTTAATCGTAATGACGGTTATTGCCAAACCGCCAAATAGCAAAGAGATACTCATAAGAATACCTCCAGCAATGTGTTGCTTTTTCTTCGTGTTTAACGCATATTCCAGCATGGATAGAATCTCCTCTAGCCTATGCATTTTAGTCACGAGACTCTTTTATTTCTGAGACTGGAATATAAACAGCATCGCCTATGAATATTCCGTTCAGTAATCGCAGATCAACCAGAGCGTAAATAGTAGCGATACCTACGTTTAGTTTCTCAGCAGCTTCTACGGCAGTCAAAAAACCAACAAGCTTTCCGTTTTTAAAAATTGGTTCATTTTCGAGGTTGTTTTCCAAAATATAAATAATCAAGTCTTTACCAGTCATGTAAACCAAACCCTTCTGTTAGTTCTTCGTATCCGTAAGTATATAAATCTGGATAGTCTAAAATATCCTGCCAAAAATAGCCAGACCCTTTAAAATCGAGCCCATCCCTTCATTTAATAAGGTCGTAGATTACACCATCCACATTGAAATCAAGCAGAACGCTTCTTTCGTTGCCGTTGATAAATAAGCGCTTTGCTTCGTCATTTATTGCGTTATCGTACAGACCAAAGTCTACAAATCCATCAGAATTCTCACGATTTTTATCGTAAATCCAACCGACAATTGCGCCAGCTCTTGTTCTAGGTATGTCGAGCATGTCGTACACCTCGTTTAAGAACAGATGGCCTCTGGCTTTAAGTTTATCGTTTGCCTGATCCTGAGCCCTTTTCAAGAACATTAAGTTGTAATCGGCATCTTTAGACCAGCAAGAACTCTGTTCGTCGAAGAATTTAGCGAATTCACTATGGCCTTCGATGGTTGCAGTATTTACCGTCTTTTTAACGACAGTCTCTTCTCCGTTTTCATCAATAACCGTTTCTTCGATTTCTTTTGCCTTGATGTTATACTTGAGCTCTCTGTCAAGCTCTTTGCCGAAACGCTCAATGACACGCTTTCTGTAATCCTTAAAGTTGGAATCTACAGCAGCATAAGCAGCAGCTAACGCCATATTTCTCTTACGGATTATGTTGTTGGACGCAAGGATAGATGCAATTGATAATGCACCGAGAATTACGGACGGTGCATAAAGCTTAACAAGATTCAATCCTGTGTGCGCGTAAACGATCGTGAGATCCTTCTTGCTATCATCCTCTGTGTATTCTTCAGAGAATCCGTGCTCATCCACATACTCGTGAATCTGATTTATTTCTTTCTTAGATTCCTCTAAGATGCCGCTTAACTTAGTTGTAGCTTTGCAAGCCATCACTGCACTTGTAACAGCGCCAGCAACGCCTGCAACTACAAGGATTTCCGGACTGTGCTTTCTCAGCGACAGACCAGCTTTGTGAAAGTTTCTGCTAAAAGTCTGGAATATTTCTGTTTTATTCATGATTATTCTCCTTTTTCAATGTGATTTATTAAGTGCTGAAGATACCATTCGGCTTTCTTCAGGTCTTCTTTTCCGTTTTTCTTCTTCCAACGGCAGATGTATTTTATTATCTGCGCCGTATCAACCGCTTCAATTCCTTCAAGGTTCTCTGTGAAAGCCTCCATCATGTCGATAACTTCAATACCTTTATCAGACTGATAATGCGAAGGGTGATTGACAGGGTTGTTTCCTGTGTGAATTGTTTCTATTGAATCCATGAAACCTCCTTATTTAATAGGCATTGCTCTAGGTAGCTTTATAACATAGCCGCCGTCTCTTAATCTCGCAACGTCTGCCGTACTAACATTGGTCCAGCCATACTTGTTGCTTGTGTATGGTGCTGAAAGATCTGCCAAATCGTATAAATCAGCAACAGACACGACTCCGTACGTATCAATGATCACATCCATTTGGTTAAGAACCGCTTCCGCTTCGCCACGGCTATCAAATATCAAATCATCATACTCGAATCTAGAACTTGACGATAGCGTTCTGCGGTCGTCATCTCTACGGTCATAGAATTGTCTGTATGACACGTTTGATCCGATTGTTTTCTTCTTACCGGCTCCTGTGCTTCCGTAAAGGACCATGCTGAAGCCATCGGTAATGATATCGTAAACCAGCTTTTTAACAGCCGGAATGAAAACGTCTGTTAAAATATAACTTTTAACGTTATTCACATCTTCGGATACAAGCTGGTCAGTGATCTTGGTTAGGCCGCTTCGTTTTTTCGTTCTTACGGTACCTTTTACAACCTTTTCAATTTTCTTATCATCCGAGGAAGTTAAAGCCTTCTGGTTTTCTTTGAACTTGTAAGAATTGGGCTTGTAATCGTCCATTATAAATTCTCCTTTTTGAAAAAATAAAAGGAAAGTACCCTGTTAAAGATACTCTCCTTCGTTAGAACTCCGAACGTTTAGATTTAATCAATCTTCGTCCTCTTCGGAAACGGAATCTCCTTCGCCGATAACGTCGACTTTGGTTATCAGATAACCCTTCTTTCTCAGCTTTTCGATTTGTCTCTCCTCAAACTTTGCTCTGTTCTTGTAGATGAGGGTACCTACTATACCTCCAGCTGCAAGAAGAGCAACACCTATAAGAGGTGCGATTCCTCCTTTTCTTTCTGAGTCACAAGGTTCGTCATAAGTGACAACCTCGTTTTCTGTCTCTTCGTTTTCTACGATTCCATTCTCCATGATTTCGTTTTCCATGATTTTTTTCCTTTCGTAAATTAAATTTCGGGTGTTCTCCCATAAAATTGTCTGTTTTTTTCGCGTACGTACACTATCTTGAAAAGTCGTATTTCGGAGCTACAAGATAGTCAAGCACGATACTCGGTTCGCCGTTGCTGGCAATCTGAGAGCTGAAGTCAATCTTTATCTGTCCTTTGCTGATGTTCCAGCCTAATTCGTCGCCGACATCGTTATGATCCAATCCAAGTTCATCATAAAAATCGTTTAACGAAACGTAGCCGAAAATATCATGCAGCATCTGTTCGTTGAGATTATTGACAGCTTTTCGTATCTGCTCAATGTCTGATTTGAAATATCGTCCCGATAACGGGTCAAAGCACAATGTTCCACCTCTATCGGTTACAATAACTTTGTTCTCACTGACCGGATTTTCAGAAACACGTTTTTCAGCCACTTTATCCTTGACGATTTTTTCTTTGTGCTCACCGATAGTTTCTACGACCTTCTCTTTATACTCGCTAAGAGCGGTTTCAGATAACTTATACGCTGTGGCCAGAGCTGCATTGCGTCTTACATGTACTGAGCTCGCCCCTACAATACAAGCGATTGAAGCGGCACAAGTGATAGCTGCCGGAATGTAAGGTTTCCATGCGACTTTAATGACTTCAAGCGGAGGCAATCCGTTTTTTACGTCAGCCTCGTCGATACCGTCATCAAGCTGCTTATCGATGTTCTTATGTTCGGCTTCTTCGAGAAGCTTTAAAGCCTTCGGCGTTGCTTTAACGGCTAATACAGTCGTTGTGATCATTCCAGCTATTCCCACGCCAACAAGAATCTCAGGGCTATGCTTAGATATAAACATCCTCGCGTTTTTTGCTATACTCATAGCATTTAATTTGTTCATATGATTTTACTCCTTTCATTATTTGAACAAAAACAAAAGAGTCCTTTTCAGGACTCCTTCTTAGACTCAGAAAGGGCTTCTGCCACTTTCTCTGCAATTTTAGCGTCGCGCTGCTTTTCTCCAGCCCAGTTGCCAACGAGTGTGGCAACCACACCAGCGATTGATGCGGCTACGCCAGCTACTTTGATTACATTTAATTTTGTTTTCATAAAGCATTACCTCCTTTCCATAATAGGACTTGTTAATCTCGCGACCACAGATAACAATTTATCATCAATTATTGGCACCTGCGTACGGCAATTAATAATCTAGATATCTGAGACTTGGTTCTTCGGACATATACACGATATAGCATTCTAAGCCATCATCCATAACAACTTTTTCATGTCTGAAATCAAGCCAAGAACACCAAGTGTTTTCAAATAATTCGGCTTCGGACCAGCCTAAGCTACTGCCACCTTCGATTTTCTCGATACCCAAGAAATCGTAAAACTCGTTTACACAAGCATAGTTATCAACTGATAATGCGCGATTCAAATCGTATTCTGCTCGAATGACATTCTCCATAGTGGACTCGAAATATCGCATAGAAAAGTTGTCATAGAAAAGTTCTTTCTCTCCATCAACCAAAATATCAGTTTCATCGTACTTATCTTTTGCTATTTCTTGTGTTACTCGGCGATCAGCTCCTTCTCCATATAACTCTTCTACTTTCTTTTTATACTCTTTATAAGAGTTGTCCGCTAAGGCGTAAGCGCTTATTATAGACGCCTGAGCACGCTTATTAAGTATATTCGCTCCAAATATACAGGCGATTGTAGCAGCACCAGTTATAATAGAAGGAATATAAACAGGACCTGCTATTTTAACCATTTCAAACTTGGTTAAGTCTTCTCCTTTTTCTTCTTTTGACTTTTCGATAAGCTTTAAAGCTTTCGGCGTTGCTTTTACAGCCATTACCGATGTTGCTACTACACCAATGCCTCCTATACAAGTTAAGATGGTTGACGAGTTCTTTTTGAAAAACGATGATGCATTCATACCTTTGCACAACCTTTCATTTTTATTAAAATCAAAAGAAACAGCATGAGACTCGAACTCACAACCTCCCAGATTACAAATCTGTGCGCGCTCCCAATTGCGCCAACTGTTTCTCATAATACAGCCTGTAAGTTTCGCGAAAGAAAAAAATAAAAAGAAACAATGACTTCAGGGTCGGCCCGAACAAAAACCGTTGCCCGGTAGGGTGCATCTTTTATTAAGTTATTACTTGGCGCACCGCCTTCGCGTCTTACCGCTGGATTTCCACCAGCATTTATCCATTGTTTCTCATAATACAGCCTGTAAGTTTCGCGAAAGAAAAAAAAGATAGAGTCCTTGTTAGGACCCCATCCTTCTAGAAATACGACTTTAGATTTAATAATCTTCGTCTGCTTCGTCAATCATTTTCTCTGATACCTTAATCCATTTGTCGACCAACCCTTTATATTTTGACATGAATTTAATCATGATCACCATATAGATCACGTTGACAAATGAGTAAGTTAATGCAAAGATAATGACCGCTAATTCCCAAACTGCCATTTTTAACTCCTCCTTTTAAGTAATATCTCTCATAATACAGTCTGTTAATCTCGCGAAGATTGAAAATAAAAAGGGTCCGATTAAAGACCCTTCCTATTGTTTTTACGTTTTCTTCTAATTATGAATCTCATAATTAATACGATAAATACTACGCATACTATGACGTCACCAAATATCGTAATGAATACCGCACCTCCTGCACTAACAACAAGTACGATAGTCACCACAAGTATGATGGCTACCAATAGTAAAATGGTAAATAATATCACATTGATCACTCCTTTCATAAAGGAGTCTGTTATCGTCGCGAATAATCAAGAAAAAAAAGGAAAAGGGCATAAATGCCCTAAATCCTAGTTGTTTGATGAAGACCAACTCATTTCATGTTTTGTAAATGAATCATTGATCCCATTGATCGTTCGAACCCTGTCAGGAACAAGTGAGTTGTCACTGGTAATCGACACTTCAAATCTCCATTTAAATCCTTCGATTTCATTTGCCTTGTCCAGCATACAATTCCATGCCTTTAAGAATTCATTAATCTGCTTGGTTCTTTCTTCCATATTTTTATCCTCCTAAAATTGTTGATTTCTTCATAAAGGAGTCTGTTATCGTCGCGAATCAGATGTTCCTTCTGTCAAAACATGTTTCCCATCGTTCTCTTTTTATAGGCTTCATCTTTAAAGCCCACATGATTTGTCTAATTGTGACTGTGGGATACAATCCGTCCGTACATTCACCGGCACGATCGTTGAAAAACTTTTTAAATTCAGGATGCAAATATAAAACATCAGTGAGCCAAGGATCTATCTCGTCCCACCAGGTCTTCTTAGTTTCCATATCAAATCTTTGCTGAATTACAGCTAAACCCTTATCATTTATTTGATATAACGTGCATCGATCATAGACAGGATGCTCACAATAATATGTGTGCCCATACAGTGACAAGTATATATCCGGCTTTTCGTAATGGTATCTCATATGAACCTCGTATTTGAAAAATAAAAGAAAGAGTCTGAGTTCCCCCAGACTCCAGTCTTTCTTAATCTTTTTTGAATTTGTTTTTGATAGAATTCTTAACATTGTTATAAGTATCGCTAACCTTTTTGCGAACTTCTGGTATTGCCGCCATAGTTCCGATTATTGTTACAGCTGGAACTACGATCTGGCAAATCCAAAGTCTAGCTTCTCGGCTTGCTTCGATTTGCTTATATGTCATATTCAATCAACTCCTTTCATAAAAAGGCGTGTACAAATCGCGAAAACGAAAAGGCTATGTTTTCATAACCTTTCGTCTTAAATCACATTAGATCTTCAACTTAAGAAGTTGTCTAAGCGAGCTTCTTCCGCCTTCTGTTGTAAAAGTTCCTTCTCTTTCAAAATTTGTGGATGCGATGAAAGCCAGGCCGTATACGGCAATACCGCCGACGAATGTACCTACCGCAATACAGTTTTTTATGAATCGATCTTTCTTTTCATCTCTAAGTTGCTGTGCTTTAATCTCATACTCACGTTCCTGAGCGTCGATCTGAGCAGCATGCTCCTTTTCGTTCTTTTCAATCTCGATAATTCTGTCTGCGAGTTTTGTTACACCATCAACCGTAGACTTGTACGTATCGGTTCCAACTCCCATTTTTCCTAATTCTTTGAGTTCGTCGCTGAACTCTTCAACCAGATCATTTTTGATGCTCATAGTTGATTCCTCCTTTAAATAATTTTTGAACTAATATGTTCCATAACAGCACTTGTTATTTTTGCGAAAGATCCGCATGGTTGTCGACTTTTAACACAACTCGCTTTTTCTTAGAAATATCATCAATCTTATCGATTTCGAGTCTGTAAACGTCCTTATCAGGGTTAGAATGGTCTATTCTAAGTACGCCAAATCCCGAGCGAAGGTAAAATATAAAGTTCGTTACCAACGAACCAAACACAGTACCTATGAGGACAAACATAAAAATCTCCACGATACACCCTCCTTTCTAAAATGATTTTTTCAAATTTCCAACCCGGGATTTTTTCGCAATACAAAAGTAGCATTGTTTTCAGATTCCTGAGTACGGAAAATATAAACGCGACTAATCTAGATTGAACATCCGTTTTAAGCTAGATTAAAAGAAAAAGAAAAGGCCCTTAACGGGCCTGATCCTTCTCAGTTACGAACATAAGTCCTTCCTTCATTTCAACATCATAAAATATGTCTAACTCCTTTTTTAGTCTTTCAAATATTTCGGCTGCTGTCTTAAGCGTTTTGAATTCGATAGTAGAAAATCCACCGAACTCACGAATGCGAATATCTGTCTTATTCGCTTTATGAGCCCTAGCAAATTTGCGTACTCTCAGATTGCTTACGTTGTCAACGACAACCTTACAGTTTGTTTTTCTTTTAAAAAGTCCCATAATTTAAACCTCCTTGATATGTAGACTTAAGTTTCCATAAAACAGGTTGTAATTATCGCGAAAAGAAAAGAGCCCTTGTTACGGGGCTCCCGCTTTAAAACTAAGTATCTTTTTTATTAGATTCCCATGTTTTTAACTCATTAATAAATTTTCTGTAACGATGGTGTGGTCCAACAATTTGTAGCTCATGCTGCCTATACTGTCCGTATACACCAATCTTATAAGTGCATACTAGATCATATTTAGCAGCAACGCTACTAATCCTGTCGACATCGTAGTCGCTTTCTAAAACTATTGAGTTAATGTTTTTATACATAGTGAATTCCTCCTTAAAACATAAATGCTTTAGTTTTCATAAGGGAGGGTGTTAATTACGCGAAAAAGAAAAGAGCCCTAGATTTTCACTAAAGCTCTCATCCTCTTTAATCAATTAGTTCATCGTCTTTAGAATTATTTAACCGATGTGACTTGCTGATTGCGTCCCAGTCATAGTTCATCTCTTTTGCCTCGATTTCAAGCATTCGCACAAGCGCGTTACCATTAAGGCTTGTGAGGTTGCGATACCATTTGCTTTTAAAGAACTTCAAACATTCTTTAATAGCTTTTTTATCATCCTCACACAAAGCCTTCTGATAATCAATCGCTGCGCGTTTAACTATCGCGTTGGCGAGATCTTCATAACCTTCAATGTTGTCATAAATATGTACACCCATTTTATCCTCCTTTTAGTCGTGGGCTAATTGTTTTCATAAAAGGAAATGTACAAATCGCGAAAAAAGAAGAGACCAAACGGTCTCCTCGATATTATTCTCGTGATCCGTTAAGCAGCCAAAAGAAGCGTCTGTATCTGTCGTAATACATATCTCTTCCACAGGGTATGCCTAACTTTGATTTTAAATATGTGTATGATAATCCCTCTGTGATACCTTTTATAATATAGCTATATAAATATGGATCCGTGTCCATAGCTGTTTTTTCAATTAACTTTATTCGCTCAGAATAATAAAACTTTAGTAACGCTCTTTTAGTTGTTGGATCACTGGGTATATTACTTGTAGGTACGTGCTCAATCATTGATAAAGGAACTGCTGCATCGTCGATGTATGAATAGGTCTTCTTCCATTCTGGATATTGTAGACAAAAATGCTTTAGTTCATAATATCGGTGCTTGTCTATCCAATATTTATTCTTTGATGATAATTCCGGACGAAGTTTCAATGAGCGTCGTCTCCTTTCGTAAATGTTTGTTGTCTCATTTTGCGACACGCTCATTATATGTGGAATTGTAAAAGACTTACAATAGTAAAATGATGGAAGCTAATCTAAGATAGCGAGTTTTATTCTAGGCTAAAATAGTGTATATTTCTCGTGTAGGAGGTGTCGCATTTTGCAAGATGGAAACGTAGGTAAACGCATCAAAGAAAGACGAGAAGAATTAAATTTGCCAGTGAGTGATTTGGCAGAACGCCTAGGCATGAGCAAAGCAACAATACATAGATACGAAAATGGAGAAATCAAAAATATAAAAGTGCCAGTAGCTATGGCCATAGCTCATGAATTAAAAGTCAGCGCCGCTTGGCTGCTTGGTAAAACAGATCACAAGCAGAGACATGAAAGTCAAGAACTTGCCGACCGATATAAAGAATTAACGAACGTTCTGCAAGACTTAATGATATATCTGAGTTACAGAACCGATCTCACTTTACATGGAAAAACAATGTCTGAGGGAGATCGTAAATCAATGATTGCAATGTTCGAGTTGCTGATGAAATTAGCCAATCAAAGATATGGAGAAGAAAAATAAAAAGAAAGAGCCCTTGTTACGGGGCTCCGTCTTTAAGTGCGAATGATTGATATCAGTCGTTTAATACCATTTAGTTTGTTTTCAGTTTTTAATAAAGTTACTGAATAATATTTGATGAATTGCCATTTACTTCCCGACATTCTTAGCGTCATAATCTTATCTTCAATGTGGCACACACATAGAAGTCCGCATTTTAGCGCTTTTTCATGACAGGACATAAAGTATTTCCACCTCACATTCGCATCTTTATTGTCGAAAATATCGCATGTTTTAATGTAAATTTTACTCATATAAATCACTCCTTTCATAAAGGAGCATGTTAAAATCGCGAATCTATTTCAAAGGTTTTATGTTTTCTGGATTAGTTACATCCATACCCTCATATGTTTTTAAAAACTCCTCAAGAGCTTCTTGCCTAACTTTATATGCACCCAACTTAATTGCTGGAAGCTTGCCACAGTTTATAAGTTTATATACATACGATGGATTAGTCTTAATGATGCCAGCCACTTCTTTAACTGTGTAGAGCACTACCTTTCACCTCGCTTGTCTTTGTTGTATATAATTTACAGTGCGAAAGTTCGTCCTTGCAATATAATTTTTGCCAGAGCTTACCGCTTGCAATTCAGGTATGGAAAACATTATGATTTGTTCAAGATGACAGAAACCAGCTATACCTAAGAGTCGCATAAAGCGACATTATTCTGTCACGATTCGTTATTTTCCACAAACTAACAACAGGGGATGGTGCTTCATGGCTAAAGTCGGTACTAGAAAAAGAGGAGATAAATGGCAATACTATTTTGAGGGCGCCCCAGTTAATGGCAAGCGTAAGCAGATCGTTAAGTCTGGATTCGACTCTCAAAAGAAAGCATATGCAGCTGGTATCGAAGCCATGCTTGAATATGAGAATGGCGGTTCGTCCGTAGATCCTAAAAACATAAGCGTAAACGACTACTTCGACGAATGGATTAGACTGTACGTTGATGTGAATTTAAAGAAATCTACAAAGAAAAGCTATGTCAATTTGATCAACAAACAGATAAGACCGAGAATCGGAAACTATAAATTAGCAAGTATAACACCGGCTATCGTGCAGGGCCTTCTTAATGAATTGTTTAAAGAGGGTAAGAGTGCTTCGTATATAACTCTCACCCGAGTAGTAATGCGAGCAGCTTTTGAATATGCAATTCAACCAATGATGTATTTGAAGGTAAATCCGGTCGTTCGTGCTAAAACGCCTAAAGGAAGCCCTAAGCCAAAACAAAGAGTCATTGTAAGTAAAGCGACGATTGACAAATTGCTAACCCGTTTCAAAGGTACAGGTTTTTATCTTCCGATTATGATCGCTTATCATTCCGGTCTTCGTATTGGAGAAGTGTATGGACTCACATGGGATAATATCGATTTTGAAACAAATACGATTTATGTCAGAAAGCAACTTAAGCAATACAAGAAAGAGTTTTATTTCTCTGACTTAAAGAATACGTCATCTGAACGAGATGTAATCGTTACTAAGAAATTAATATCTGCTTTGAAAGAAGAATATGAAATACAGCAATTAGAGCGGGAACTTTTAGGAAAAGATTATGCGGACACTTGGAATCTTGTAAATGCTAAACGAGGCGGTGGTTTCTATTCACCGAACAGCTTTTCATACGCAAGTCGAGTTATTAAGAAAGAACTTGGAATTCACGATTTTGATTTTCACAGTTTGAGACATACTCATGCTACAATGCTAATTGAGGCCGGCGCAAATATAAAAGATGTATCTTTAAGATTGGGTCATGCCAATATAGAAACCACCTTGCAAATATACACTCACAAGACTAATGAGATGTCTTTAAAAACCGTAGATATCTTCGAGCGTTTGACAGAAAAATAAAATCCGCTGTCAAATTGCTGTCAGTTGGTAGCTGGTAGTTGACAGAAACATTGATACTAAAGGATTTGTAATCAAAAATATAACAAACACCCCATTTGCTAAATCTATAACTAGGTGCAACTAGGAGTGTTGTAGTTTAAAGGTTTTGCCATACTCAATGACGAGGTTTAACTATCTAACACCATTCGTTTTCTGTCATCCGCTGTCAAGGCGCTGTCAAAAAGAAGAGAAAGTGTAGCTCATTATTAAACTGCTAAGCCCTATTTCATGCTCCCCACCTGGATAGGCGCTACCTGCCCATATCCATTAGTCATCTAATAATTGTCTTTCTCTCATAATACAGAGTGTTTTTATCGCGAAAAAAAAGAAAGAGGACTTGTCGTTTTTGACGAATCCTCTTTTTTCTTTAGTTATCATCTTCTGCTTTTGATTCTTTTGAAAATCTACGCATTTCAAATATCATCGAAATCGGTAAAAGTATACTTATTAATCCTGCCAATATACCACCCATTACGAGTCCGGTAGCCATTGTGGCTGTTAAATCATTTGATGTAAACAGCTCTACAGCTCCGATAACGAATAATGTGCATGATACTGTAAGTACATAATCCTGTATAAGTTCAACCATTTCTTCAAATTTAAACATAGCTTTTTTCATTGTAATATCCTCCTTAAATTCTGAAGCATGTATAACTTCTTTTCATAAAGGAGAATGTAAATTTCGCGAACAAAAATAAAAGAAAGAGAGGCGGCTCACCTGTTAACCTTTAAGCTGCTCCGTACCCCGATAGCCGTCAGCTAAACTTTCAAGGGCAGCACCTTTCTCAACGTCGCCGGTTGCACATTTATAATGGTCATCTCCATAACGCCTCTTTCTCATAATAGGAGTTGAAGATTTCGCGGAAAAAGAAAAGGGCCTGTCGTGTTGACTGAGCCCTTTTTTGATTTACAAACCTATCTTAGCTAAAATAAATCCTACCACCGCAGCGGCTACTACCATGATGATCTTATCAACAAGCCCATCCCATCTTTTTCCTGACTTTCCGGTGAGACTCTTAACGTCATTCTTTATCTCTTTTACGTCTATCTCAACGTTTTCTTCTCGTACAGCTAAAACTTTAACTGTTCCGACAAGCTCATCAAGATTGTCCTGTCGTTTTTCCAAGTCGTTAATGCGGTGCGTGTTAGATTTTGATCGCTCTTCAACTTTTGATAAACGTTCTTCGTGCTCAAAATCCACTAGCATCACCTACTATTCTTTATTATTTTCAACGAACTTCTTAAACGCCTGGTGCATACCGGTCGATGCGAGACCCATCAGCGCGCCGTATACGGCAGACTCGATGGATAAGCCACTGACGAATAAGTTGAGCACCGCTCCAAGCGCAGCAAGGATCGGGGGAATATCGTCATTGGGAATCCACTTTAAAAAAGTCGCATGCTTGATGATATAACCTACCACCAGACAAGCGACTAATACTACGAGTACGAAATATTCAGTTAACATTGTGAAATCCATAGTTATACCTCCTTAATTTCTTCAACAGGTGCTACTGTTCTCTTGGACTCTTCTGCGATAAGCTGCTCTAAGAACTTAATGCACTCCGCCATGATTTTTGTGTTTTCTCCTTTTGTTTCGATAAGGAGCATGGTATTGTAAAGTTTTCTCAGGTTGTTTTCCATAAGAATATCCTTTCTTTAATTGAAGTATGTGACCCTGTATTTACTGAAATTACCGCTTACAGTAATTGCTCCGGCTGCGGAAATACTATATGTGAATGCAAAGTCCGGACCCACGCTTATATTCACACCGTATACAGCCGTCATGCTGCTCGATAAACCGGTTACATATGCACTATCGTATACGGTGCGGCTAGGATCTCCAATGTCGCTTCCAGAGGTAACAGTTTTCCAAAATTCTATTAGAGCTTTGGTTCTGTTTGACTGATACGGTATTGTCGCTGCGGACGATCCCATTTTGACAATCTGGCATGCGGAATATACGTTGGATCCATATAAGTTGTTTATATAACCATTTGCAAATCTATTGCCAGTAAGACCGATGCTTCCGGTATTAGTCGTTGACGGACGGAATATAAGACCTTTTGAATCTCCGAAAGCTCCACCAGTGGTTTTTCCATTATAGAAGAAACTTACGTAGCCATAGCCATCTGTTATATCTTTACCGAATTGCGCTCCGTCAGATACCAGAACTCCAGAAGTCTTTATTCCACCCGAACCAACACTAACTAAACCACCGTCCGCATTCAAATATAAAGTCGTTGGCGTAGTACCGTTTGACTTAGCCATTATCTCATTACTATCAATTTCGATATGCGCAGTCGTAGCTGTTCCGCCAACTATTAAGGCTGGTGAGTTATTCGCTTTTCCAGACGCGTCGGTAGTTTTTGAGAGGACTAGGGTACCGGATATAGTGGTTTTTCCAGTAATAGTTGTTCCTTCTCCATATTTTGAATAAATTCGAGAGTAGAAATTTTTTCCACCAGGCTCTGACGGAGAAATCCAGTACGTTCCTATATCTATTTTTTCGGAACTCATGTCGATAATACTTCCGTATACGTTAGCGGACCCATCCATGCGTTCCGCAGATATGGCAATTTTTTCACCCGTGCTTGTCGCATTGAGAGAAATATTAGCAGAATGAGGATATGTCGAACTTTCAATATAGACATAATCAGACTCAAGAGCTAGATGCCCATTGTAATTGTATATTTTTCCAAGACCATTACAGAAATCTATAGTAGCGTTTCTATTATTCTTGCCTAAATATATAACATCTTCTCCATAACTTGCCAAAACGGTATCCCCCTGTCGGATATCCACACTATCAGCATCAATCAAGACATTCTTACCAAGAGTACCAGCGGTCATATCGCCAATGACTAAGCCGTTATCATCAAAGTTCATATAGTTAGTCGCGGTTTTAGCAGCTTCATTTACATCATTATCAACATCTTCTGGGGCGGGAGACCAATCAGTTGCTTTATTGCCTTTTTCAAGTTTGATTCCGCATATCTGTATGCTCCTTCCGACGGTATCAGAAAGAGCATAGATTACTGTTGTATAATACTTAGTGGTGCTCGGTTTGTTCTTACTCGTATACGATATTCTAGTCCATGTTGATGTTGTTGTAAACGTCCCATAATCCGTGCTGTTGGTGATAAAAAAGGGCATCAATCTGCATGTCATTGTATAATCGCCCGTAGATTTTACCCAACACGATAACGTGTAATAATCATCCTTACTCATGGTTATATTATCTTGGGCGATTCCGCTAAGAGCAGTCGTGGTTGTGACTATGCATGCTGCCGCTTGCATATCGTTGTCTGTAAAAGTAATACCTGTTGCCGGGGCAGTTGCTAATGAACCAGTTCCAGCTGCTCTCCACTCGCCTTTACTGCGACCGCCGCTTCCGATCTTAAGCAACCTCGATCCAGTAACCAGATTTCTTCCTCCAACTTGGATCCCATTTACAGCTTCATTTATATCAGTATCAACGTCTTCCGGAGCTGGAGACCAGTCAGTTACTTTATTGCCTTTTTCAAGTTTGATTCCGCACACATCTATATAATTTCCTACTTCTGTAGGACGGAGATAGATATAGGAGCCGGAATATGCGCCGGTTGTTTGCGGTGATCGTACGGACACAAAACTGATCCTTTTCCACGAATCCGTAATCGTAATATCCGGAGTAACTCCGCTATTATCCGTAGACGATTTATAAAATGGCTGTAATCTACAAGGAACACCAGATGAAGAGTTGCTACGTACCCAACATGATAATGTGTAGATATCACTGTTATTAAGCGGAATATTGTCTTGGGCGATTCCTATTTGGCTGCTGGCATTTGTTATAGTAATTCGGATGCCCTTATTTATAGAAGCCACAGGCGCGTCACTAATATCTATAGTTTCGATCGTTCCCGTTCCGGATTTTCTCCAATGCCCTACACTATGGCCACCAGTGCCAATAGTCATCGTCGCTGTTCCAGTTGCGATATTGGTTCCTCCAACTTGAACATCATTAACCGCTTCCCATGAAGTATCACAATACGGCTGTGTTTGCGAAACTGAAAAATCGGTGTATGTGACTATCTGTCTGACCCATAAATATTTCCCACTAGACCAAGTTGGGGGCATTGTGCTCCATGATCCACCAGTTTGTGTTGTTTTCGATGAGCTCAAGTAATATTCCGGTTTCACAGAGGCAACGCCCTTACCTGTATCCCCGTCTACTCCATCTGATACGTCTACAATTGATATTTGTGAAGATGCTTTGATTGCCATTGAATTTTCTGTCTCCTTTGAAATTGCTATGCTTTAAATATCTTCTGCGCCCACAAATTGGGGTAGAGTTTTAATAAAGTCATACGCAGAGGCAACCGTCATGTTTCCGTCATAATCTGTGTTTACATACGCTGCATCCACGTAAGGGAATTTCATCATTCCTTCTTCTACATCATTATATTTACCAGCCGCATAATCTTTTTCGATTTGTCTTCCAGCTTCAGAAAGATACGAATGAACGAGAATGGTATTTTTCTGGTTAACATCAATCGTCACAAGAGCGATTCGATGGTACTCCGTAACTATTCCGTTATCGGCCGTTACTAGTTTCTTAATAGCCATATGTCACACTCCTATTACATATCTGAGAACCCACTGCTTCGGCGTTGAGGTTATACCACATCCCTTGGCAGTTGCTGCATCATCGTTATTCGCATGGCCTGTCAGCTTAGTGTCTGATACATACACATATTTGCTAGCTGCAACACTCATGGTACCGTTTGTCATAAACATTGATATACCTTTGCCATTGTGCGAGCTAACGAACTGTTTTGGAACGAAGAATGGTATGAAATTCGAGTTGTCAGACGCACCGCTGACATAATATGACCATAAAAGCACAATACCATGAGGCTGTGCGCTTATAGCCGCATTAAGTGTTGCGGTTTGAGTATCTGACATGTAATATCCACCGGACCATAAAATCTTATTAGCGCCAGTATGTACGACTCCACCCAGTTTAATCGGTTTCGAGAATACTGTTTGAGTCGGATAGACGCTGACCTGATTACTGTTATTCCAAGTGTTAGCTGATTGATCCCAAGATTCGGCATATATGAATGCTCTTGAGCTACTAACGGTTTCAGCAGCCGCTGTTGAAAATCCAACGTGCACTAGATCACCAGAAGATGTTATTTTGCATTCGGATCCTATTCTCGCATATGATCCAGCAGAACTGGCATATGAAAGGGTGTAGATCTCAGCTGTATTCTGGTATGCAGGTGTTGTGCTACCGCCAACGTTCGTAATGTTTGCTACAAAACGTTGAGCGTTAAACTCAATTTCCTGCGACCCGATTGCTATTGAATCGTAGTGGGGATAACTAGTGCTTGCTCCGGATGTGATAGCCTTTATTACACCGGCTCCATTGCATAGATCGATTTCCGAATTAGCAGCATTTTGACCAAGAATAACTTTATTTGCTCCGAATGATGCAAGAGTTGTCGTGCCACTTCGAATATCAACACTATCGCTATCGATAAGGACGTTCTTACCCAACGAACTTGAAGTCATGTCGCCTACAACCAAGCCGTTTGTGCTAAAATTCAAATAATTTGTAGCAACCTTAGCAGCGTTCGCCGCCTCTGTCCTGGCCGTATTAGCTGTAGTTTGAGCGGTAGCAGCGTTTGTTTTTGCTGTGTTCGCAGTTGATTGAGCCGTAGCTGCATTGGTCTTAGCTGTGTCTGCGGTCGATTGGGCTTTACTAACATTGCTATTGGTCGTACTTAGCTGAGCTGTAAAACCGTCTGCGGTCTGCTCTAATGTTGATATAGCAGTCTCGTTAGCTCCGATCCTCGAAACAGCAGAAGTGATTTTGTCAGCTTCGACTTTTATCTTTGCGTCTGTTTGAGTTTTCGTATAGTAATTATCGGTTAAATTCTTTTTCAACGTAACGTCTGCTAGACTTATTTTACTAATCTTTGTGGTCGACGATGTAGTACCGCCACTATAATTATGCAAAATAACGAACCTAACATACTTAGCGGCTTGATTGAATTTGCTCGATGCAAACGTATACAAATCTTGATTACCACTCATAGTATATTTTGTTTCGGTCCATGTCGCAGGTGGAGCTGCGTTGGTGTAATTGAAATATTTATGCCCAGAAGAATTCGACTGAGACACCTTAGTACCAGCTGGAAACGTACCGTGAGTCCAAGCCGAATTAAGTGTTATCGTATTGTCCGTTTTGTTCACGTTGCTATACGTATATAAATTCGTCCAGGCATTTCTTGAATACACACCAACTGGATATTGATATCCGGTACTATCCTTGTAATTCCAAAATATCAAACCTAATTGATGTGCAGCGCTTGTTGACGTCCAACCGTTAGCAGAAGTCAAATAAACGACTGTGTCTCCGTCTTTTAACTCCTGTGCTAAGGTTGTTGTAGATGCGGAATATCCCATACAATATGTAGGCGAAATATACTTGCCATCAATGTCAAATTCGTCCCGTCCAAGATACATCTTTTTAGTAGAGTCACCTTTTAAGCACATACTAAACTCGTATATTTTAGATATATCAATAGGGATCATATAGTATGGAATATATAATTCTTTTGGTGTTCCTGTAAATTTAAAACTAGGAAAACCATCGCATTTATCCGCTCCGTCGTATACCCACTGGTTGAAATTATAATTATCACGATTTGAACCGAATCCGTTTATTACAAGGTTTCCCTCCATAATCGAATTAAGTTCTGTTTTTGTGGCTCTTAAAGCTATCGCGTTCTTATTTTGTTCGATTTGAGTTTCGGCATCCGCAACTCGACTATCTGCCGAGACAGCTTTGTTATATGCCGCTTTTGCTGCTTCATAGCTGCTCGACAATGACACATCGGAGTATACAAACGCATTATCGTTAAAAACGGTGCAATCTACAAAATATAAACTATTATTACTTCCGCTTGTGTACGTAGGTTCTGTAGTCGTCCAAGCGGAAGCCGGTGGATATGTCGTCGGTTTTGATGGCTTAGCTAGTGTGGACTCTTGCAATAAATAGTATCTGTATATTGCTTTGATATCGATAATATAATGTATCGTTATCTGAGCACTAGCTTTAATGTTACTCATATCAACTCTCCAATTGACATGTATAAGCTTCGTAGTTTGTTACGTCTGAAGCTGATACGGTTAATGTCTTAGCAGTCTTGATAGCTGTCGTGGATGTGCCCTTATACCATTTAATAGATCCAAGCGTTCCGCACACGCCAGCGGCTGTGATAGACTGTTCGACTCCTCCTTTATAAACATGCGCTGTAAGAATTGTTGAACCGGTATTGTTTTTAAATACTGTTCCGTTCGAGGCTGTTATGGTCAGTGTAATTGCATCTTCGCCGGCCGCGCCAGTATCACCCTTAGCTCCAGTGGCTCCTTTGTCACCATATACGCCTATAACTCTTTTTTTCGTTTCGGAAGTTGCATTATCGGTATATTTAATCACCTCATAGTTCCACAGATATTTATTGGTAGTGGTTAAGGTAGGTACCGTAGTAACCCACGATGTCGGGGCTGAAGAATTAGAAGATGACACCTGATAATATTCGGTTATCGAGCTAATACCTTTACCGGTTGCGCCCGTATCTCCGGTGGCACCGGTATCGCCCTTAGCTCCAGTAGCGCCAGTGTTACCATACGCGCCGATGATGCAAGGAGTTGAAGTTGACGCTACGGTATTATCGGTATATTTAATCACCTCATAGTTCCACAAATACTTTTTACTTGCAGATACGCTTTGAACCGTCGTTGTCCAACCAGATGTAGAAGTAGTAACCCCCGAACTAGAGCTTGTAGCCAGATAATAGTTAGTTATTGTGCCTATACTCTTGCCACTTGCGCCAGTGTCACCTTTAATCTTTGTCCAAGAATATTTGGTTGGATCGGTGCTATCCGCAGACGTGAAATCCGTATACTGACCAATGTATAACTTATTGCTAGACGTGGAAACATCAAACCCCGTTTTTCCATCTGCGCTATTAGCATAGGCGATGTGTAAATATGAAGTCTTACCATCGGAGCCATTTGTACCTGCTATACCTTGATCTCCTTTAGCACCCTGAGCACCTTGGAATCTAGACCATGTATATTTAGAAGGATCGGTACTATCCGTTTCCGTGTAATCCACATAAGTGCCTATATAAGTGGACGGAGTCTCAGTCATTTGACTAGAGGATGTAGGACTAGCTACAGAACTGTATTTGATATGGAAATATGATGTCTTGCCATTTGTTCCGTTAGTTCCGTTCGTACCGGGTATACCCTGCTCACCTTTTTCACCCTGCAAACCTTGGATGCCTTGATCGCCTTTTTCACCCTTTATCTTAGACCAAGTGTATGATGAAACGGTCGTTGGATCCGAAGCATTGAAATCTGTACATTGACCTATATAATCGCCAGGCGTTTCACCATTGTTAGCCGTAAAAGTACTACCGCCATCATTTGAATATTTAATATGCAAATATGAAGTTTTACCATTTGCACCGTTTGTACCTGGAATGCCCTGTTCGCCAGTTTCACCTTGAATACCCTCAAACCTAGACCAAGTATATTTAGAAGGATCCGTAGAATCTGCTTCTGTAAAATCTACATACGTACCAATATATGTAGATGGCGTTTCGGTCATCTGTGAAGCAGTTGTTGGGCTTGAAACGGATGAATATTTGATATGGAAATACGATGTTTTTCCATTTTGACCTGCTTCTCCGGTATCGCCTTTTTCGCCTTGAGGACCCTGAGGTCCAGTTTCGCCAGCTGCACCAGGTATGCCCTGTTCGCCTTTTTCACCCTGCAAACCTTGTAATCCTCTCGCTCCAGTGTTGCCAGTTATGCAAACACCGTTTTCAGATGGAGTATAATCGAAATGAGTGTCTCCATATGTATTTTTAGTTCGTCTCCAAAGATACTTACCGTCTTCCCAAACAGGTTCGACGATAGACCATTCGCCACCGGACAGACTGGTAGGACTATCTGACTGATAGAACTGCTCTATACTCGATATGATAGCGGCGTTAGCTTTCTGCTGAATATCATCGATTGCTGTACTAACATTTGTTTTGCTAGATATTCCAAAAGTGATACTTTCCGCTGAAATAGCAAGTCTGTAGTTGCCTTCCGCATCTTTGTAGTACTTTATGAAATTAGTACCGTCACCAAAAGCGATTTGTCCCTGATTATCGAGATATATGCCTCTGGTTGTGTTATCTGCAGAATCTTTAACACCGGAGTGTATAGAATCGTCAGTGATGACAAATCCGCCGATTGTTGCACCGAATGCTACTAAATCCTCAACAGCTATTTTGGTCGCGGTTATCGATTTAGCCTTGATTATGGTGCCGTTAATACTGTTGTAGTCAGTTTGTTCCGCTTCGGTTTTTATACCATCTGTGTTGAGTTTGTAATAAAGACCATCTTCGCCTTTGATTACTAACTTTTCTGCTACAATTGTATTACCCTCGATCAAATCGCCACTGATAGTTACGCCGATTAAATTACCGGTTATGGTCTGATCGCCAACTATTACGTTTTTAATAAGACCGGAATTTGCGTAGAAATATTCCATTGCAGCTTTACCAATATTAGTAAAATCAATGTTGGCATATTTAATATCCGCATCGGTTGCCGACAATTTTTCAGTCTCCAGATTATTAATTGAGGCATCTACTGCTGATAACTTTTTTGTTGTCGTCTCTTCAAAGTCAGCATATGTAGCCCTCAGATTATAAATAGTAGCGTTGGTTGCGTTTAATGTCTCGGCATTTAAATCTGTGATCTTCGCATATTGCGCCTGCAGAGCTTCTACTTCTGCCACTTTTGCTTCTATATTATTCGCAACGAGGTCATTAATATTGGCATTATTTGCTTTTAGATCTGCTATCGTAGCCTCATCTGCAATGAGACTTTCAATAGTTGCAAGATCGGCTTTAAGAACGTGGGTATCTACCTTATTTGCTACCAACGTATTTACTTTAGTAACTTCGTTGGATACATTATTAAGATCATCATTTAGAGCCGATGGGGAAGACAAATTTCCAGTGGCTGTGGCAGCATGGTTTTTTATCGTAACTCGTACTCTATCGCCGGGCTTGGCATGGGTTGTGGACTTCATAGGAGTAACTAGATCAGAACCGTCGAGTTTGACATACATCGAGCCGCTGTATTCAACAACCGTGCCATAAACAACTGTTTCCTCTTTTTTCTTAGATTTGTCGTTCGTCACCTTAGCAAACTGAGATAATAAATCGTTTGATAGACCCATGTGAAATCACCCCCATAATTTAGTTGTAAACACAGCCTTTTCTGTTACCGGACATCCGGGTTCACATTTGATAGATTGGCTTATGATCTTAGCCTTGATATCTGTTATTCCAGCCTTGGAATAGTTGAGACGGACGCAATCACCAACTCTAACTGGGCAATACCCATGTGTATAGGATATCGTGTATTCCAAAGTTGATAAGTTACGTAACAATTGCTCCGCATATTCCTTTATCTGATATTTTGTTGGATCGCCTACGAATTCGGGGTTTATCACTCGGTGAACGATTTCTCGTCCTCTATTAACGGTAGATATCGGACTATTCACATCGTCGTTTACAACCTTAGAATAGTAGTTGTCGTTACCGTTCGAATATATAACCTCAACGACATTTGGTATGCCGTATAGATCGTGGTCCATTGTTAATTCTGGATATAGAATTGAGCTATTTCCGTCATCGAAAGTCCAGACCGGCTGTAAAGAAGCCGTGTCTTGCACCGGCGCAAAAAGAACACGACCCATTTCATCCAGCGTAAATGTATATTTAGCGTTCGCTATCAAATCCGTTAAATATGCCAGCCAAGTATCGCTCGTATCTGATACGAAATCGTAGTGCAATTTGTCAGAGCTAGTTGCCATTGCGACTGGAGCTCTCATGTTTTCCGAAGCTAACTGGTAAGCCATACTCATGATGTTCTGATTTTTAGCTATAAAATAGCCGATAGGTGGCTGATTTTCTTTAAGCTCTATCAACGGAGTGTAAGCATCCATAGAAACGGATCGGACTTTTCCATCAAAACTCGACGACGGTGTCTGAACCAAATGTGTTCCTAAAGGATGCTTTTCTGTTACTCCATTTTGAATTGTTACGAGGTATGTTCGTATGTAGCTTTCTCCAACAGAATCTGTCACATCAAACGATGCCGATCCTAATGTTTCAGCTTCTGAATCATAATTGATAGAGCTCGATTTAACGTTGTCTAAACGTTTAACATCTTTCCAAGTACCAGGATCAACCGTGTAATACTCGAAAGTCTGTTGCATTGACTTTGTCCAATCGGGCATACTAAATACCTCCTTCAACCCTCGTTAATTCAAGTGTCACTGGGATTGTTAAACTGCAGTGAGTTTGATTAAACGACACTTTAACATTTGCCCAATAACCGCTTCCTGACGGTTCCCTAACGTACACATCTCCTGTGTATATAGCTAACCGACGAAGCGCATATAAAGTTTCTTTATCAGTTTTTTCGATTTCGACGTTCCAGGTAGACGATTCACCTAGCTGTGTTCCGTAATAACTAACCGGACGTTTTCTTCCGATATACGAAATTAGCGATACGTCCATAGAGTTCTTATCAGAAACATCTATGTTATAAGGAAGCTTAAGCATCGAACCCGTCCAAGGCGGCTGATCCATAGCATCGCCAGTTACATGATCGAAATCCGACCATTCTTCGTCCCATTGAATAACAACTGAAATTTCCTTAACTGGATAAGCAGGGGCATCATAAAAATCAACAGCTCCGGTAGAAGTTACGGTTGAAACGATTCGATATCTCGCATAATCGAGAGCGGGATGAGGATCTGTTACCACTGTGTTCCTTGAGTTATCGAGACCAGTAGCTATTTCGACAAAGCTGCCATCAAATTCTCTTCGGTACACAGACAACACTATACCTTTGATAAGATTTCCATCTGCATCAGCACAGTATGGACGCACATATGCAGAGAGTGTGTCTTCGTCAATTGTGATTCCCGCATCCGGTTCATAGCTTGTTTCGGACCAAGATACAGTGAATTCCGATTCCGATGTTGCAGTTAATCCAGAATTCATCGAAACGGCACAAGTAACTGTATAGCTAATGTCGTTCTCAAGATCAATATTTCCAGCAGATAACTGTATTAACAACGAATCGGTAATTTCGAAATAGTTGGAGTATAACGAGTCGCCATTACTAACTATCTTTTTATTACCTATAGCGTCAACAGTTTTATAGCTTTCATTTGCTGTTATCTCGACATGATAACCGATAGGAGCCTGCGTGTTTGGTCCTGGTAAAGCCGAAATATAAAACGGAAAAGAATTCAAAGTTTCGATAACTGAACCTGATGAATCAGTAACGTTAAGTTCTAAGGTAGGCTTAGCATACATATCAACGGTTCTCTGAATCGACCAAGCACCGTATACATTTGTAATTCCTTTTGTTCTTACACGCCACAATATCTTTGCACCTTCTGTATAACCAGATGTACTTATTGTGTAGCTGTATGTTTGGTTTTCGGAATCGGTATTCGGAGGCGGTGAAACGTTTATCGTTGCTGTTCGTCCATTTATAATGGTTTCAACTTGTGCGCCGGTTTCTGCGGATCCATCCTCTGTGTTGTGAACCCAATATAATGTCACATTGGTTCCAACAGTTACAGTTGTTGACGATGACCATGTTGTAGGAGCGGATGGCGCTTCACCTATTTTGATTGACTTTATAGGCGTCCACGCCGTCTCTCCTTTATCATTGACAGCTCTTAGTCTGAAGAAATACTCATCTCCACTAGCCAAACCCGTTATCTCGGCATGAGTTGTAGGAGCATCTATTGACTTCGATGTCACCTGATCAGAGCTATCGAAATATCTTTTTTCAGTCGTGTATTGGATTTCATATTTGGTTGCTGTACTTATGCCATCCCAAGAAAGCTGGACTTCGGTTTCGGACAAAGCTTTAAGCGTCTTTATTACCTTTATAGCTTTAGGTCTCGTTCCGACAGGACTCGAATAATCAGACCATTCGCTTTTCAAAAGTTTGGTGCTATAACGGTTTAAAGCTACGCAACGAACCACATAGTTGTAACCAGCCTCAACTGTTACTGAATATGAGGCTCTTTGCTGCTTTACAGTCACCCTAGCCCTTTTGTATACTTTCGTATTGTTTTGTTTATAAACAAAGAAGTATATCTCGTCAGCTCTAGCATCTGTAATACCTTCCAAAGTCGCCGTAAGTTTCTGATTATCGATTTCGACAGACGGTGTAGAAGGTTTTTCAGGAGGCTTAGACGCCTCTTTTGGAATGGTGTATATTTTTCCTGATTGTAGGCCAGTCCAATAAGGCATTTCTGTCTTAGTGCCGTTCCTCGTTACTGTATATTTACCAGCGACTGGTTTAACAGTAACACGGATTCTCAAAGCGTTGCTTGGAGGGCTGTATGTGGCATTCGTCGCTGTGCCGCTCGACGAGCTACTTCCTTCAAACCACACTCCGTTACCAGTGTCGTAAGACCACTTAACATCATAATGATCAAGAGTTCCAGAACCAACTCCAGAACTAGAAGACGATCCGCCAGATAAATACTTAGTATTTATCGGACTTTGGATGTTATACGTTCCGCTTTTGCTTTTTCCAAGAACCGCTCGGTCTCTGACTACTTCGGTTACATACCATGTTTCATTAAACACCCAGGAGGGTATAGAAACACCATTGTAATACTTGGCTCCGGATTTAATGGTAACCCAAGAGCCGACTTTTACAGATGTAGACACAGCTTTGTTTGTCGCAAATGTCCAAGATGCAAAGTAGGTATTATCACTACCAGTCTGCAACTTTATTTGCAAATTTGAAACCTTAGCCATTCTATATCCTCCTTTCGATTTTAGCTGCTCTTACAAGATCTCGAACAGCGGTTGATATGTTGCTTCCGTCATCGTAACTGATTCCATTGATGTTGTAACTATTTCGAGGTGTATTTGCTATATCTCTTCTCAGTGCTTTTATAGCTGATACGATCTCGTCGTTTCCATTTTTACGATTTGACATAGATGCCGAAACGGCACCTACACGATCTGTGTTTATGGACAGCGTTCTTCCAGACAGCATTCCACCTATAGCGTTTGCTCCAGATCTAACATTTGTTAAATCAAGAACCGGTCTTATAGTGGGCTGAGCGTCTATATCGCTGTTGATAACATCTGCGATATAAGAAACTGCGCTTAACGTACTGTTAACAGAATTCTTCGCCATTTCCTCAGAAGACTTACTAGCGAGACCTGATAGACGATCTATACCTTGCGCAAATCCCTCAGGAACCGATTTACCGATTTTCCTAAAGACTTTAGAAGGCGAGTTTATGTCAAGAGCGTCTTTTGCTGCCTTTTCGGCTGCGTTTGCCATGGCTTTAGCCTTAGCAGTAGCTATGTAAGTATTTACGGAGATACCATCAGCAAAACCTTGAACCAAATTCTTACCGATTGAATAAAATTTGTCGTGGTTTCCATTCTTATCTAGAGCGTCTATCGCGGCATTTGCCATCGTGTCTATAGCGCCCGTCACTTTCTTTTTGGAATCGGAGAACGGTTTGATAAATTTCTCAACACCGGTGGTTCCTATATCTTCTAAAGACGACATCATCTTCTTTAAAGAATCAATAGTTTCAAGCAAATCTGATCCACTTACATTCGACATCTCTTCTGAAAATGTCGATAAAACTGATCCGAGCTTTGGCAAATTTGCTATGAAATCATCTATATCAATGTATTGAGGAATGTGATCACGGACCATATCACCGATGGAACTTCCAGCATCGGTTGCTTCCTGTATGGTTGTTTTGCTGATCTCGTTTCTCGAACTGATTTTCTTATAAAAATCACGTATTGCACTAGCAACCTTGGGGGCCTTATCTATGAAATCGTCTATATTAATATACTGTGGAATATGATCACGGACCATATCGCCGATGGAGCTTCCGGCGTCTGTTGCCTTTTTTAATGTATCTGGATCAAATGTATTATCACCAGAAACGCTATTCGAGAATGCAGCTAGAGCTCTTCCCAAACCAGGTAAGTTATTCACAAAATCTCCGATGTCTATATAACTCGGAATATGATTAGCCACCATGTCTCCAACACTGCTACCGATTTCAACAGCTTTATTCACCGTATCCTTGTCAACCTCGGATAAATCGGCAGAAAACGTTTTCATAGAATTGCCAAGAGTAAACATACCAGTTGAAAAACTACTTAAATCCAAGTCTATCGGTATTCCGGCAATCATTTCCACGATTTTCTTACCAGCCGTCGTAGCGGCAGTTATAGCTTCTTGGTTGATGCTATCTGAAACTTGATCTGAGAATTTTATGATTCCATCGCCGAACGATTTAAGACCATTTGTAAGTGAAGCCAGGTTAACTTCATCCGGCATAGTGGCAGCAGTTTCTGCTAGAGTCTTTCCGACGTTCGCTACGGACGTTATAGCTTCGCTATCAATATTTCCAGCTACGGTCTCTGAAAAAGACACTACTGAATCCCCGAAATTTGTGAGGCCATTGGTAATCCTATCAAAATTAACCTCATCCGGGAACGTGTTTAATATCTCTAAAACTGACATTCCGACAGAAGACGCAGTTGTGATTGCTTCTTGGTTTATTCCTCCGGTTACGGTATCTGAGAATTTAACCATTCCTTCACCAAACTTTACAAGCTGCTCGCCAAACTTGCTCATGTCTTGCGAACCAGTAAAGATCTCAAATACACCTCCAGTTTCAGGAAGCGTTTTCTGCATTTCAGCCATCGTCTTACCAGCGTTAGCGGCAGCCGTAACAGCTTCGTTATCGATATTACCAGTTACAACTTTTGAGAAACGTACGATAGCAGTACCGAATGGAACGAGCTGCTGCGTAAACATACCCATGTCTTTTGTACCGTCAAGAAACTGCACTACCCCTCCCGTTTCTGGGAGTGTTTTTTGTAATTCAGCCATTGTCTTGCCAGCGTTGGCGGCAGCCGTAACAGCTTCTCCATCAATATTGCCAGCTACGATCGATGAGAATCGTACCATAGCTGTACCGAACGGAACGAGCTGATCACCGAAAGTTTCCATGTCTTGTTCGCCAGTAAGCATCTGAAACACACCGCCAGTGTTCGGAAGTGTTTTTTGTAATTCGACCATCGTCTTGCCGGCATTAGCTGCAGCGGTAACTGCTTCTGCATCGATATTGCCAGCAACAACTGAAGAGAAACGAACCATGGCTGTGCCAAACGGGACAAGCTGATTTCCGAAGTCCTCTAAACTCTTTTCACCAGCGAGCATCTGGAATACACCACCAGTACCAGGAAGCGTATTCTGCAATTCAACCATTACTTTACCAGCGTTAGCTGCGGCGTTAACGGCTTCGCTGTCGATGTTGCCGGATACAACTTTTGAGAATTTCACCATGGCTTCACCGAACGGTATTAACTCCTCAGCAAACTTAGTCATGGAAGAACCACCTGTAAGGAAGGATGTTATTCCTTTTAACAGATTAGCAGCTGTTATGATAAGGATCGTTTCTGCAAGCGCTCTAACACCGTCCATTGCCGAAGCGTCTAACATTTTAGCGCCCATGATAAACGGAGTTAACAGAATCATGAAACTAGACAGGTTTGTAGCCATTTCAGGTAAACCGGATGTGAGTCCAGCTCCCAAACCTCCAATGATGCTACCGATAAAATTACCTATTGCGTATCCGATCGCTGCTAATGTTTCACCGCCACTTGATATCAGCTCATTTACACCTGGTATTTGAGTCAATGCTCCTAAAGCAAGTAAAACTCCGGCAAGTATTCCTATAAACGCGCCAAGACCTAATGCCGCGCTAGCTGCAGATACGACATTAACCCCTAACAGCGACATTATAGTGCAAACCGCAGCGATTGATATCAACATTGTTGATAATGCAGTGGCAGTCGTAATAGTAGACCCTATCGGTAATCCGCTAAGTAAATATAAAACGCCTGCAAGTAAACCGACAACAATCATCATTATGCCTAATGAGACTACGGCTTTAAGCGATATGCCGCCAGCCATACTCAATATAGTAAGAGAAGCAGTTAACGAAATAAGCAACATCGATAAAGATGCAGCGGCTCCGAATACCTTATCTACTGGCAATCCTGCGAGTAAATATAAAGCAGCAGCGAGTAAAGCAAACGCTGCTGTTAGAACTATGAGTGTTCCAATCGATCCTTTTGCCAATGCCGTTACAGCTATCAAACCGGCAAACAAAGCCATGAGAATTCCAAGTGCAGCAACGGCAGGCCATAGTTTGGACGGGTCTATCATAGATAATGCAATCACGCATCCAGTCATTAATGCAATTGCAACTGTCATAACGATTAGATTTCCCATACAATCTTTCGCAAAGACGGTTGAAGCAATCATGAGAGCCATGATAACTCCTAGCGCTGCTACTGCGGCAATACCTTTAATCAGTTTTCCTGTTTCAACTTGACCTAATATAATCGCAACCGCAGCCAATATTGCTATCGAAATTGACATCATCAAAAGAGTCGTTCCGACTTTTTCTAAGTCTTTAGTTGTTACAAGATTTGTAGCAGCAATGAGGCCAACAATTATAAGGCTAAAAGCAGTTATCGCTGCCATGCCTTTAAGTATTTCGCTGGGTTTCATTCCAGCTAATAACTTAACGACAATAGCCATTATTAATATAGAAGCAGCTATGCTTAATATTGTCTTTCCAAGAGCGTCGATGTTGTTTCCGCCGACTAATCTTGTAGCGGCCATAAGACCGACAATTATTCCACTGAAAGCGAGTATCGCTAGCGTGCCCTTAATTATGTCTTCCTCTTTAAGTCCAGCTAACAGCTTAACAGTTAAACCCATGAGCAATATAGCCACTGCAATTTGTGAAATGGCTTTTCCGATTCCAGCTACGCTTTTACCTGCCGCCTTAGAAACGTATATTAACACGATAATAATAGCGGATAACAATGCTAAACAAGTCAAGCCCTGCTTAAACGCATCCGGGTCCATACTGCCAAGTAATTTTACAAGCAAGCCTAATATCAGCAAAGAAACGGCTAGCTTTAAAATCGTTGTACCGACGGCGGCTACTGTTTTACTTGCTTGCCCGTCAAATGTCTTTGTAAGCACAGCAATAACAAGGGCTATTCCGATAAACAAAGCTGCCATTCCGGTGATTACTTGGCCGGCTTTATCTGGGTCGATACTCTCTATGATTTTCATAGCGGCTGCCATCAGTAACATGGATACGGAAAGCGATATACATACTAATGAGAAAGCAGCAAAATCTTTAGCGCTTCCAGAGCCGAATTTGCCTATGAGAATAGTGGCTGCTACCATAAGACCCAATACAGCTGTTAACTGTAAAATGGCCATCCAGACCTTTCCCCAATCAAGAAGAGTCAGAATCCAGATAGAACCGACTATAAGAGCTATAGCAATTGCCAGGCTCTTTATGGCTTGGATTTTAATATTGAAAGATAAAGCGCTTGTGAATTTCTTCATGCACTGCGAGAATGTAGCAATAGCTCCTGAAGCGCTCTTTAAAACGGATCCTATCTCAGCAAATGGCTCAGAGAAATTCTGGAGCGCTGTACCGATTTTATTAAACACAAGCAATCCGCCTATGTTCATGGCACTTGCTAATAAAGAACCGAAATCAACACCTTTAAAGACTTCGACGCACTTCGAAACGATATCTTTCAAAGTATTTAAGACAGCTCCGAAACCATTTTGAATTCCCTGCAAGAATCCTTCCATGGTAAACTCGCCGACTTCGGCCATCTCGGTCGATGGTGAATGAATTCCGAGAACATCTTTAATTGTTTGGATAATACTCTTTCCAAGTTCCACAATAAAGCCGACTACTGTGCCGATTCCATTTTTGATACCGTTTACAAGACCAGTAATGATATCTCCAGATATGTTTCCAGTATCTTTAAACGAAGTAAGAAATTTCTGGATCTCATTTTTTATGTTGACAAAGAATGCGACGAATCCCGAAGTGTCAATGCCCATCCCTTTTAAGCAATTGTTAATGCCATCCCAAATGGTCTGACCAATATTAGCGGCATTATTTTTCACATACTCAAGAGCTGTTTTTAAGGCGTTTGTAATACTGTCTATTATATACTTAGGTTTGTCCTCTGCAGCCATAAAGCCCGAAAACCATTCAGCTACGGCATCTTTGGCATCGTTAACAAATTTAGAAACGACTTCGAATGCTTTTGAAACATCAAGAACCGAATCGAGCCAATCTCGGAATCCGACAATGACATCACCTATACCAGCTGTCACGTCCAATATATTGAGATCGAACATCTTGAGAATTTGCATGACGACTTTAAAAGCTATCTTTAACGGACCGCCGATCAGTGTAGTCACAATATCAAGCAGTGCAAAGACACCTTTAAATGTACGCTGAAGCTTCTTAGCTGTGTCGGTTAATTCTCCAGTATCTTTATCTGTGAGTCTTAACTTTTCAGAAAGCTCATTAATTCCTTTGATAATGTTGAATAACTGAATAGCCGACATCGGTGGGAAAACATCGACCCATGCGTTTTTCAAAGCAGTAAAGACTCCAACAAGCCCGCTTCCGGCATTCTTAAGCGCATCGATCAGTAAAGTTCGTCCATCGGTTTCGCTCATTTCATCAATGAGTTCTTTTATGGGCTTGCCTGTGCGCTTCGCTTCTTTCTGAAGCTCATGGAACATCTTGATTTCCTGATCCGTGAATCCAGCTTCTTTTAACTGAGCATCGCTTAGATTGTCGATAGAAGCCGCCATCTTTTCAGTGCTCTTTGTAGATTTGTCTAATGTAAGACCGTACTTTTTATAAGACGCTTCTACATCTTCCACAGTAATTTTATGATCGTAACCTAAGTTAACAAGATCCTGAATTACATCACTGTTGTAACCTTCTGCATCAAGTTTATTCCATCTAGGCCACATGTTGCCATAATCGCCGCGCCATACATTGCTAACTACTGATTGGAATGTTCCGAGTTTGTCAGATATGTTGGTAATTGAATCGGCGTACTTTTTAATGGTGCCTAAACCTGATGCATCTATCTTTTCAGATAGCACAGCCCAAGGAGATTTGGTTAAACCCCATTCCAGCAAGTTATTCCTAAAGTCAGACATTCCGTCTATTACTTTATTAAGGAAATCTGATAATGGCGTAAATAAAGCTTTGGCTTTCTCAATATCACCAAACAGTATCTCCCATGTTCTGGCCCAACCGGATTGTGCCCTTTCTTTTGCTATGTCAAACACCTGAGATAATTTCGTTACATCTTGAGCTGCAGCGTATGCTTTCTTACCTATATCAGTCGTTTCATCAGCATAATCACGTAATGTCTTAACTAAGACATCGGTAGTTAGCCATTGGTCCTTCATACCATCTTTAAATAAAGCTTGAAGAGAGTATGCTTCTCCGGCCGAGGTAGTATATTCACCATTTGCTTCCGATACTACGCCTAGCTTTACAGCCATATCCGCTAAGTTCTTTTTGAATTCAACAGTAGCCATATTGGCGTTCTCGATAGATTTCCAGTCAATATACTGAACGAAACCCATAGACATAGATTGAGCTAAATTGTACATGGCTCTTGAAGCTTCGTTCGCATTTGCGCCTGATACTGCTGCTTCGTTACTGATACCTTTCATAGCTAACACAGCATCTTCCAGTTTAACACCGGCATTTGTGAACTTACCGATGTTCTGAGTCATATCAGAAAACGAATAAATAGTTCTGTCTGAATATTCGTTTAACTCGTCCAAATATTTATTGACTGTTTCAACACTTTCACCAGTTGAAGCCATGATTGTTTTAATCGAGTCCATTTTAAGCTCGTACTCATTAAAACCGGTTTTAACAGGGTCGATTGTTAATGCTGATATCATCCTCTTACCAGCATTTACTGCCGAATTTGTGATATTAGCAAGAGCTGTTACGCCCATTACTTCGAGAGCTGAGAATTTTGCTCGGACTGTTTCCACAGCACTGCCGAGCGATGACATGTTCACATTCTTAGCTGCGGAATTAATATTTTCTAACCCTTTGGAAGCACCTGTTAGATTTAAACTTCGCTTTAATTTATCAAGTGTGCTCAAGCTAGTTTGGACATTGCTCTCGAAATTTTTATTGTCAAACCGCATGGACACTACTCGTTCATCGATAGTTTTGCTCATAATTTAGTGACCTCCCTCCAGGCATTTTCTGCAATCTTATCAAAAATAGGTCGGATAGCAGGATTGATATAATCTCTCCCCTGCACCCAACCACCTGAGCCGGTTCCGTGACCATACTGTAAAATGATGGCTATTGGAACCCCATTTTGAATATTTGAGTTGTTGAATAGAATCTTTGCTGATCCATTTTTGTTTTCGATTTCGTAATACCACGAAGAGGCTGTTAAACCAGAGTCGACTGGTGTTGCAGACGCAAGGGCGGCTACACCTTCTCGACCATACTTGTCAAGGTCTCCGATACGGACCACATTTTTTGCTTTTTCCAAGAAACGAGTCAGCTTAGAGAAGTCACCCTTTTGCCTGAAACTTATCATTAAGAAGCCTCCTTATGAAAGAATCTCATTTACTCTTTTCTGAACGGCGTCGTAGTCATAACCGGCATTAGTTAAAGCTTTCTTTCGTTCTTCGCCGTTACCCCAATCGCCGCGTATTACTTCGTTGGCGATTTCGTTTACGGATTTCTTAGCGGGTTTGTTAATCGCATTCATGAGGTTGGATACTTCCTTCTGTACAGCGTCGTAATCATAGCCAGCAGCGGTAAGTTTGTTTTTACGCTCAACGCCGTTACCCCAGTCGCCACGGATTACTTCCTTGGCAATTTCAGTGTTGCTTTTCTTTGTAGGCTTGTTAAGAAGTTTAGATACTTCCTTCTGTACAGCATCGTAATCGTAGCCAGCCTCTGTGAGCCTCTTCTTACGCTCCATACCATTTCCCCAATCGCCACGGATTACTTCTTTAGCAATTTCGGTGTTGCTCTTCTTAGACGGGGCAATAGGTTTTACGCCAAGTCGAGCGTTAACCTCTGCTGCGATCTTTCCGAGACGGCTGTATATGTATTCGCCAGGGCACGACTTACCGGAATGGAACCAACGATGGACTGTCATGTTCTGTTTATCAACCTGTCCGATTAAAGACTTGTCAGCCTTCCATTTGAGTTCCTTTATGTCGTTCCTACGGCAAATGTCTGTACATAAATCGATAAGCGCGGCGTATACTTTATCGTTTATAGCGTACGGCTCGAACGCATCGCTTGCGCACTCGATCGTGATTGCACGATTGTCGTTGGAAGCGCTTGATGAGCACCACGAACGGTCTTTCTCCTCCACGTACATTCCAATTCGTCCGTCATAACCTATTCCGTAGTTTGACGAAGCTTCCTTTGTCTGAAACAGTTCACCTAAAGGTTCAACCGCGCACTGACCGACAACACAATGAATTGTGATGGTGTCGATCTTGTGATTTCGAGGGCTGTTTCTATGCGGACTGATTTTTGTATAGCTAACGAGCGGACTATTACTCATATTGATCATCCTTTCGTATGTAATCGTTGTCTACGAGCTGCATTCAAAGCTGAATTACGACTCATGACGTTTCTTTTTCCCATCTTCTTTTCGGGCTGATTTTTTACATCGCAAACCCTAATCAAAGTAAGAAGACGGTTTAGATGCCATTTCTGGCATTCAAACGGTATATTCAGAGAGATCATCCAATAATATATAAGCTCAGATGTTATGATTTCCCTATTGGGAGCCCCCTTCTTCATAGAAGAAAAAGTTGTTGCTGTCATAGGAGCTTCTATATACCGGTTTACCTGCTCAATGTTTTTATTGGTTATAAAGGCATAGACATTCGGGTCAACGTTTTGTGTTATTGTCATACACCTTATGTAATCTATGGTTTCTTCTATAGATTTTGCATCTTTGACAAAGAATGGCTTGCACCATTTCGATTCCCATTTTGAAAGAGAAACGAGAGAATGTTCTAATTGCAACGTGCATTCTTTTGTCTTGATGAATTCCTGTTTAAGCTCATCATATTGTTCGCCTTCAGGTATTGTAATTCGAAGCATTCTCCCACCCTCCGTTGTTCTTTAGATTAGTTGTTCGCGGGTAACATATTCTTAGCCTGTGCCTTAGCCGCTTCTATCTGATCCTTATCGACAGGAACGATACCGGTTACGAATTCGGAAGCGGCATCAGCATCCGTCGATAACTCCATAAACAGGATAGAGTAAGCTTCTGTCTGTGAGAACTCTGTAGCAAGTTCCTCAGACTTAATAAAGCGCTTACCGTCAGGGCTCTTAACACCATAAGCCTTGAGAATGAGATCCTTAAAGATCTTGATGATAGCGGGGGCATCCTGTGCAGCCACGATTCTCTGAATCATTCCAGCAAGTCCGCCGGAAGTGCTCATTTCCATTTCCATGACCTCTGCCTTGGAAAGATTGAAGTAAAAGTCCTCTGTTCTCTCGGAACCGTTATAGTCGGTATAAGTGATTGTTTTCTTAAGCATATTTTTTCTCCTTTCGAAATAAAAAAAGAGGAGCCGCCAGCTTAAACTGAATACGGCTCCAAAATTTATGGTTGTTTAAAAATTATTAGCCTTCTGTTGTCATAAGTGACATGATCTCATCAGGCAGAGGAAGTCTGGGTTCAACGCCGTCGTTACCTCCTGCTGTCGTCGGATCCTTTCCGTATAAGATCTCTTCGAGAGCTGTAAGTTTTGCGGCATCCACCTTGGTAGAATCAATAGTAATCGTAGCCGTAGGCTTGAATCCCGTCACATTCACGGGGGTTGTTGTTACTTCCCATGAGAAAGTGATTGCCTCAGGGCTGTCATTTATAGTTGCATACGCCTTCTCTGACGGAGACGCCATAGCGCCGTAAATGATATGGAGCTTGTAACCATAATCATTCATTTCTGTATCATTGCCGAGGGTTGTTCTGTAGCAAAGACCGAATGCCTGACGTGTCTGCTGGCCAACTGTGACGCCCGCTGTTAACGAAGCCGATCCATCGCACTTCGCGAACTCGTCGGGGTATGTGTACGCCTCAATTGTTGCTCCGAATTCTTCAGCCGAATACAGGCTGAGATACTTTGTATCATCAGCATACAGAGCTGTTGCTTCTGCGCCTGAAGGGCTCTCTGTTACAGCAGTAAGGCCATTCCAAGCCACGCCCTTAGGATATGCGCCGGATACCTGAGGGTAAAGAACACCCTGCTTTACACCGGTTTCGTAATAACGTTCTCCGATCTGATCCCAAATAAGTTTAGACATACTTGTGTCCTCCTTTTAAAAATATATTGTGAATACATCGTGATGTAGATTGTCAGACACGTAGTTTCGATCGTAGGAGCAATAAGGCAACTCCAGTAATTTATCTGTCACAGGGTCGTCTGGTAATCTTGAAATCACGATAACTTCGTATCTAGTATTTTTTAAGTACATAGAATCGTTTGCGTGTGTGCCATCGAGTCTGCTTTTAGAATATACAATTGCTGTATACTGCAGTTTAATCGACTCAGGGGGCTGATAGTATACATTTTTAGTTCCGAGTAATTCTTCTAATTTACTCTGCAGTTGTAGCCTGCTAGCCATTATACACACCCCCCATAGTCAAGATTAATCGTGGGTATCTAACGTCGATACTAGAAACCTTCCATTTGGTACCCATGAACTCGATATAGCGAATTGAGTGAAAGTTCTGATTGGCATATGGGTCGGCAATTATACTGATCTCGTTCGAGATATTAATGTTATCATTAACCCCGCCAGAATTTTCAAGCCGCCTAGCATTTCGGACAACATCACCAAAGTACGGACGAACTACTGTTTCTTCAACCCATACGCCGGGTTCGGTCTCTACTGTTTCGGCAAAGCCGATGTTCCCATAAAATTTAGCCATATCAAATCACTCCATTTTGAATTTAATTAGCCGGAAGCCTGTTCGTCTGATGAGCCGCTAGACGCAGGTGTTACATCTTCCTCAATAGCGATTGCTGAGTAAACTCTTGTAAGAGCGCCAGAGCATCTTGTCTCAAGCAGCGACTTCTCCTGGTTGAAATCGATGTCGAACTGAGTGAAGTGAGTTACTTCGCCGCCCTTTGTTGAACCGAGAGAGTAGTCAGCCAGGTTAGCGATGATTGCATGCAGCTTCTTAGTCTTATTGTCGGATGTTGTTCTTGTCTTTCCTTCAAACTGTTCAGCAGTGTAGATATTGCCGACATTGAGCGCAGATGCAAGTTCAGCCTTAGAGCTGTAAATTCTGCGGCCGTTCATGTCACGAGCAAGCAGCATAACATTCAGCATATGAGGTGTGAGGAACATATCCGGAGTGCCGGTACCCTTGAACTTCTCTCTCGCATACAGAACTGTGTTTATCATTGCCTCAGCAGTAATATAGTTATCACCGAAGCTTGTGCCGGTGCCTGTACCCTGAAGTTCTGACTTTGCTCCGGTTATGTCAAGATCGGTGTGAAGTGTGTACAGATCATCGTCGAGCCAGATCGGTCTGATCTTATCAGGTGCGATCTTTCCTTCATCGCCTTCCTCGCGGCCGTCGCCGAGCATAATAGCTGTTGCGAGCTCTTCGTTGAGCATCATTCTGTCAATGTTGTATAAATACTGAACATAGTCGAAATCTGTGATGTCGATGATATCGTCTCTGTGCAGAGCGTTCTTAACGTAAATTGTCTGAGGGTCGGTCGTTCTTCTCACAAGGCTGAAATTGCCAGTCTGGCCCTTCTGCTTGCCCTTCTTATAGCCCTTTGCTCTGAGGGCGTCGATGTTTCTGATGTCAACCTGACTTGTTCTGATTCTGGAAATCGGGCTCTTATGTACCTTGCTCATAACTACAGAGATCCAACCCTGATCATTTGTGATGAGCTCTGGTGCGCCGGGTCTTACTTCCTTATACTCAGGGAACAGCGTAGTAACATTACCGCTTCCCGACTGTACGAAACCGCTGCTTACAGCGTCGTGCTGAAGATTATTCTCATCTGCGTAAATCTGAAGCGCTGTCTGGAAACTTCCCACCTGGCTAGACTTAGCCATAGCAATGATACTCTCCTGATCAGCATGGCAGAGTGTTCCGCTCTCTTCTCTTACGTCCTGTTCAAATACATTGTGTTTCATGTTATTATCTCCTCCTTCGGATTCTTTGTTACCGGATTCTTTTTCTGTGAGTAACTGGCCGACTATTGCGTAAACGGCATCTTTCTGTTTTTCGCTAAGCGTGTTAAACACATCACCTATCGTTTCATCGCTGTCTGCTTTCTTTTCTTTTTCGCCTTCTGATTTCCCCTTGGGATCTTCCTCGGTCTTCTTGGTTTCGTTATTCATTTCACCTTCTCCTTTCTGTTCCTTATCGCGATTGTCCGCATGGAACAAAGATATTTCTTCGCCAGTGAAGATTACGGCTTCTTCGTCGGATTCTTCACCATGCATAATTATGGACTCAATGGATGCACCAGGATTGGCTCCTGCCAAAACGAGACTTAATTCACGAATATTTCCGTGCATTACATTAGGCCCCTGCTGCTGGAGCTGGTTAGCATAAATCGATAAAGCGTTTACATCTCCATGCTGAACGAGAAGTTTCGCGGTCTTCCCTGATTCTGTCTCATTGAATTTGCAGTATGCATAAACGCCATCGTCACGGTTTTCCAATAAGGCATGGCCGAGAACTTCATCCGGGTCATTGTGCTGATGATTCCATACTAAAGGCACGGTCTGCCCATCGTTATGCTTAAAAGCATCTTTACGAATAATTCGCCCATCGGAGCACATGAGATTTGCTTTGGTCGCCCATCCGCAAAAATCGAAATTATCCATTTTGATTTTTTCCTCCTTCATCAATTTCTTCAGTCACTTCGGCATTTTCATCTACTGGTTCGTTTGGCTGACTTATATTGCTATTAACAAGTTTGTCTGCCTTTGGATCATCAGATGGTTTCATTCCAATTATTTGTCTGATCTCGTTCGATGTCATGATCTCATTTCTGGTAAACTTGTCTGCGATTTCAGCCATATCGTTTACAGGAACTAGCTTGAACGGATCTCTAAAGAACAGAATCGACTGTTTCTGTGACCGAGCGGTTTTAGTTAGAAACTTGCGTTTCATTTCGTCAACGATAGCGGATACGATTGGCTCAATAGTTCTGCTATAGTAATTAAGCATAGTCTTTTCGTCAGCCGTGCCATCTAATATGCTCTGAGTGATTCCTAACTGGCTATAAAGCATACTCGTTAAGTATTCAATCTGTTTCATTAGATTGTTTTCGACTGGTCGATTTAACTGTGTTATGCGCTCTGTACCATCGGTATAAGCGATACCATACTTAGAACCGGCTAATTGCATCTCTATATCCTTACGCCTTTCTTCAGCCTGTTGACGCCTTGCTGGAGTTTTTATAACGTAAGGTAATTGAATGATTAGATCCAACTTACCAGAGCTCGTGTGTTCGTCCACTACGTCCAAAAGACTTAGCTTATGAATCAGACGCTGCATGGTAGAGTTTGGCTCATTTATTACGGCATAAAGAGGATTTTCCACGATAGCAACAGTGCGTTTAGGCACTACTATCTCCTCTTTTCTGCACGTAGCTTCGTTGTATACTTGGACTCGAACCTTATCCGAGAACCATGAAATTATTTTTCCAGTCCTCATGGATAAAATTTTGTAAGAGTCGGAAACTTTTGGGTCTATATCGGTTTCAACCGGTATTATCGCCACACAACCTTCATCAAGCATAGACATAACTACGTCTTGAATAAATGCGCGTCCAGTCTGATCGATATTTGCGTCAAGGTTTAGACAAGTATTGAGCCCCGATTCAATCATCTCTTTAAATCGGTTGTTCTCGTCCAGACGCACATGCTGAATGTTTATCGCTGAAACATCAAGAGCTATTCTGTTATAAACTGCGGTAACAATAGAACGCTCGTTACCTCTCGTAAATCTCGGCCTGTCTGGTCTATAATAATAGCTCATTCCTCCGCCACTAAAATTGTTAGTAGGGTCCCTGTTTAAAAAAGCATTCCATGCATGTTTAAGTCTGGAGCCAAAGGATTCTTCCATTAAAATATAGTCACCCCCTTAATCAAAGGCTTCCCTATTAATCTTGTAGGCTACGTAAGCGTCCATCATTGCAGCGACAGCATCTATCTTTTGCTCATGTCGTTGCTTGTACAGTTTACGGTTGCCATTTGTGTCCTCAAGAGTAATACAGTTACCCATTGTGAACGTCATAAGCTCTTCATCAAATAAGAGCATTCTTTCTTCGGCTAGCTTCTTAAGTTCACCTAGCGGAACCGATTCGGTTTTTGCGCCTTGTATAACTTTTTCAATTCCGAAAGGTCCGTTTTCTCGTTCCCATCTTTCTACGAATTCTTTAGCGTTATACGGGTCAAATCCAAAACAACGAACATCGTACCGGCATTCTGCAATATGATTATCAAGATCCTCATACACTTGCATCATATCGAGAACAGTCCCAGGCATAACGATTAAGCTTCCTTCTTTCATAAACTCTTCATACTTAAATCGCATAGCGGAAGGTAATTTATTAAGAGTAAGCTCAGTTATGTAGTTTCGAGTCTTTATACCGAATGCGCCATTTCGTAAAGGAAATAGGAATGTAAACGAACAGAAGTCGTCGCCCCTCGAAAGGTCTCCACCTAATGCACAAGGTAGTTCCCAATAATCTCGTCTACGATGTGGAAGAGTTTCCTCATAGGTAAAGTAATAGGTGTAACCCTCCATAGGTATACCGAAACGCTTTGCCAAAATATCATTTCGCACAGCTGGGGCTTTTTCCGCTCTTTCAACATCAAGTTGATACGTTTCATAAGTAACGGTCTTACCAAGATTCGGGTTTGCCTTCAGCCACATATTGGGGTCGGCTACCTCGTCAATTGAATCTAGCTTATACCACCAAATGGAAACGTGAGGGTTGATGTAATCACCCTTAAGGATGTCCATTAACTCCATTTTGATTGTGTCGCCGCTTCCATTACGTACTGTACCTTCCGAACTTATAGCAACTATAAGATAATCGTCATTTTTAGAAGCACCCTGCTCAAGAGCGCCTATGACATCTTCTCTTATATCTCCAGACAGCCACTCATCGACAGTATTTATCCTGCTATTAAGACCTTGAAGCTTATCGATGCTCATGGGCCTTATTTCAAGAAGCGAACCTGTCAGAAAGTTTTCTATACCTTTCTTTGTCGGAGAAAGTTTCATACGATTTGCTTTTGAACCTGTTGTATTTTGGAGTGAGCCCTCTGTTAAAAACTTGAACAACGGTCCTCTAGCTCTTGCGATTGCGGTTTTTATCGGGGACATTACTTCCGCTGCCTGTTTCATGGTAGGAGCGGTTGTGATCTGATGTGTTGTCGAGGTATCGACGTTCAGATAATAACTTTGTATGTTCGATGCATACATAGACTTTGCAGCACCTCTGGCGACTATAAGATACTGTTTATTCGTCAACCGTTTCTTAATAGTCTTATTGACATATCGTCCACCATGACCATCCGGATTTGGTTCATATACGCTTCTTTCAACAAAGTAATACCATCCGAATATTTGTTCGGCCCATAACTTAAACGAGTCGAGCAAATGAAGATCATCGCCATTCGTTAGCGTTAATTCGTTTTCGCAATAATTAATAAAACCCTGGACAGCTTGGTCATCATACCAAACCCCAGGGTTAGCAATCAAAGAATCTATTCGATTCATTTCCAGAGATATAGTTTCGCATACGGGTATATCACCTCGGATAACCGCATCTCGAAACATACCATAATACATAGGTGTAGCGGTATTCGATAGTGCCATTCTTTTCAACCTACTCCCAACGTCTTGATTTATCTTCTAACAAACCAGTTATCTTAGAGTAACCAAGAGCATATGTGCTAGAAGATTTCGAATTCGATGATACAGGAGTATCGTAATAATCGACATCGATAATGATATCGTCGTTTTGTTTTCCGAAATCATATTTGCTAGTTCCTTCGCCAACGACCTTTCCGGTAAACACTTTGTTCTCATCCGAAGATTTATTGTTAGTTTGGCGCCGATCTTTTGAATCTTCTGTTTTAGATTCAGTAGCTTTCGGCTCTTCAGCCTTAGGCTTAGCGGTTTTCATTTCTGCATCTGTTTTAGCTTTAGCCTCTGCTACGTCGTCCAGAGCCTTCTTTATTGTTTTTTCAAGATTCGCTCGTTTCACAGCCTTAGACAATTCTTCTGTCGGAAGCGTATCCTTCATTTTCCATATCTTATCAAGCGGCATAGCGTAATTCTTAGCCTTTTCACCAAGTATTTTGCCTTTGATCGCTTTCATCAAAGGGGTGTCCATAAACTGATAAACTTCGTTTGCTTTACGGCCATATTTGAGAACTGTATCGACACGATCGATAGCCGTCTTTTTTGGTTTTGCATCTCTCGAAGCTGTTTCTCTTGAAGCGGCTTCGCTAAGACGCCGTTCCGTATCTATACGGTTAAGACGCTCATTTATTTCGGCTGTCGTAAGCAAATTTCGGTTCTTATAAATTTCAGCAGCGTTTGTGCTTTTAAGAACTCTGGCTCTTTTTTCTTCGTCAGATTCGTTTTTTTCATCAGCACCATCGTCGGCACCACGCCTCTTTTTACCAGCTGCGGTCAAAGATCCATCTTTATTCTGGTATCTTCGAATACCCCATTTCATACCTCGTACACCCCAATGGGTTAATGAGTTATTATCCATTTTGAATTACCTCCTCCCCGTTACTAACGGAATCAGCAGCCACGTTAAGTCGCCATTCAAATTCGCTTATTATTCGATTTGACGATTCCATTGCCGCGGAACTGGTGGGCGGATCGAAAAGAAGTTTGACTTTAAGATACATATACGATTTTACAGATTCTAAATTTGAACCATCCGGCATAAACTCGCTCCACACGGAGGTTTTATCTTTTATTGAAAAACCGTCGGATGGTCCTACGCCGATTTGTGTTAGAACCATAAATGCGGAATTGATATGTATGATTATGTCTGTGTCAAAGTCTTCACATTCTTCGGTGATCCCGAGTAATTTTTTAATTGATGTGAGTATGCTCTCCATATCAATCCTCCTGTCACTCGTATCTTCTGTTTTATTCTTCGATTGTGATGAACTTCTTCATACAATAGCCATAGGCACCGGTCTCAGTGTATATGTTGTAGAATTCGTCATCCGAATCGTTCGCAATACTGACCTTCGCTCCGCAATCAAGAACACAAACTACAGAAGCATCGCGCATCGGAGAAACTCTTACGTTGAGTCGCGCGCAGTTTACGATTCCGACTTTTTCCTTAGGTCCAGCAACTTCTACCGGATCTTCATGAATTTCGGCATTCTCCTCTTCACAAGAAAGCGCCGTTGTTTCTTCTGTTACTTCTGCGCCTGCTTCTTCAAGCTTTTCAGTAACGATAGCATTATCGTCTGAGTATGCAGCATGTGCCTTCTCAGATTTAAAATTTCTCTTAGCCATATAAGCCTCCTTAATTATGTCTCCATGGACAAGTATCGTTTCGTTGTCTTTCGACTGGCTCTCGTATGAGAAGATTCGTGTCTCCATAATGTATAGCGTTATGCGTTTCATGGATTGTGGAGATTAAAAACTCTGGATCTAATAAGAATTCTGATTGCTGAGTGATATCCTGAATTGTGATCGGATTCATATGATGAATAATAATCCTTCCATGAATTTCTCGACCTTCTATTCCTAAATCACATCCATTGTCCCTAACGATCACGAAGTCTCTAATAGACCTCCACTTCGAAGACTTGTAGAAAACCTGGTTAAGATATCGATCGAAACCAAAAGTCTCTTTACCTACGAATCCGCTCAATCGTAAATAGTTATAGCGCTCTTCAAAGGTGGCTAATTTGGATAGCTCAGAATATGTTTTAATACTCATCTTGCTCACCTTGGCCGCCATAATTTCTCATAGCCTTTATAGCCTCCTCATAGAGCTCTTCAACTCTCTTCATAGACTGAAGTTGCTCAGTCCTTGCTTTAAGAAGTTTGTTCTCTTCTTCAAGTCGTTCCCGCTCCAGCCTTTCTCTTGTTGATCCGAGCTTTAAATAGTGGGTTATTACCTGCGAAGAGGCAGTCCCTTCTTGCAATTGCCTCTCAGCCAGATCAACCGCCAAAGATATCATCTGATTCTCTCTGGCTTCTGGTGATAAAGCTGGTCTAATAGCTCTGATAGAATCTGAGCCTTTAGTTTTTGCCATACTTGCTGCCTCCTTTCTTGCAGTTATAGTAATGGTTAGCATTAGTTTAGATAACATTTAGAAGAGCTTACAAAGCCGGAAAGGGGCATAAGTATTGTCTTAGTTGAAAGGAGGAAACCAAACAATCAAACTGGAAAGCGTCACAACGCGATTCGTGTGACGGAAGGTATGAACGTGGGCAAAATACCTTATGAACAGCCTTGTAAGCTCGTCTAAATGTTATCTAAAACCAAAATGCTTTTTAAATATAAACCCCCGGGGAATTTTGGAAG